TCACCTCCATACTAGTCCGAGATTACCATTACCTCGAACTTCCCATACAAATCGTCCAATCTTCAAATTCTGAACGACTGTCGAGTTTGTAATATATAATTCATTGTTACTTATGTAAGCTACTTCAACGTCATTGAGCATGAAGCTGATACGACTTTTAGTAAGCTTAAGCTCATATGCATCTTGTCCTTCTTCTCTCGTTGCTCCGAGAACTAAATTACCGTCGGCATCGAAACGCATCCAGTTACCTACTTCTTTTTTGTATGAAGTAAGATCACCATTGAGCTGTGTTAACTGATTGGTAAGTGTTGTGAATTGCACCTTGAAATCTCTAGCGGTAAGAGTTGCTATCGCGTCCCTATTCTTATTAATTGTAACTAAAGCGTCTGATAAGGCTTTGTCCAGCTGGTTAGCACGGTTACCTATCTCTGTGACGGTCTCTGTTGAAGCTTTTAGAGCAATCTGGTTGTTTGTTGTCTCAATACTTGTCTCCGCCTGTGTGATACGGGTTTCGGCGGCATCGAAACGGTTGTCAATATCTTCTGGAGCAGGTGTCCAATCAGTTGCTTTGTTACCTTTTTCTAACTTAATGTTCTTTAAACGGAATGTTATGCTTGCTTCAACGCTAGTGCTTGGATTATTAAACTGTATTGCAGTTTGTAAACTAACATTAGACGATGCTCGTGTAGGAATCGTTACTAATCGTGTGACATGATGCCATGAATTCAGTACACATCCATCACTACCAACTTTGGGTAATGTGTGCTGTGTTATACCTGTCCATGCTCCGGTTCCTGTTTGACCTGATGGTATTGAACTATATCGTTGCCCCATCCATAATTCTCGAACACTTGTACCCGCCGGAAAATTCCACGAAGTGTACATAATATCATAAGACCATATATATTTTTCACCAACGGGGTATTCGCGTCCACTGACTACAAACCCACCGCCTAAATCAACGGATGGATAGTTACCTTTTGATGACAGGGTTACTTCATAATAACCGTCAGATCCCTTAGTGAAATTACTAAAAAAGCCAGCTTTAGTATCACCTTTACTGTTTCTGATGAGATTTCGTCCGCCAACTTGTATACTATCTGGAGTACTTCCGACAGAATATATGGTCGATGTTCCGTTATCGGTATACGTAATGACTGTTTTCGTCCAAAGAAATGGTTTACTTGCACTGGTTGCTGGAACCGATGCAGACCAAGTACCAGTAGGTGCAGATGTTCCGGAACTGCCTGCTTGATACGTAATGGCTGTTGACTTAACACCTTTACCAGCAGCACCAGTCGGTCCAGTCGGTCCAGTCGCGCCTTTATCACCTTTTGCCCCAGTAGCACCGGTATTCCCCATCTTACCTATGGAATATGACGTTGATTTTGAATTATCAGTATAAGTAATGACGGTTCTTGTCCATAGAAACGATCCAGCTGATACGGTTGGTATTGATGCAGACCAAGTTCCAGTCGGAATTGTCGTTCCTGATGTACTCGCTTGGTATGCGATCTCGGTCGACTTAACACCTTTGCCTGCTGCGCCTGTTGCTCCTTTATCGCCCTTCGCTCCAGTATCACCTTTTTCTCCTTTAATCTTACTCCATGTATAAGCTGATACGCTCGTAGGATCAGTTGCATTAAAGTCTGTACACTGACCGATATAATCACCGGTTGTCTCACCGTTGTTAGCAGTAAATGTCTTACCGCCATCGTTAGAGTACTTAATGTGAAGATAAGATGTTTTACCGTTTGTACCATTTGTACCCGGGATACCTTTATCACCTTTTACACCCTGTAAACCTTGGAAACGGTACCATGTGTATTTCTTAGGGTCATCCGAATCGGTAGCTGTATAGTCTACGTATGTTCCTATGTAGGTATTAGGTGTTTCAGACATCTGAGAAGCTGCCGTAGGTGAAGCTACAGACGAATACTTAATGTGAAAATAAGATGTTTTACCGTTTGTACCAGCGATTCCTTGTTCACCTTTAGGACCTTGTATTCCCTGTAATCCTCGTGCTCCAGTATCACCTTTTTCTCCTTTAATCTTACTCCATGTATAAGCTGATACGCTCGTAGGATCAGTTGCATTAAAGTCTGTACACTGACCGATATAATCACCGGTTGTCTCACCGTTGTTAGCAGTAAATGTCTTACCGCCATCGTTAGAGTACTTAATGTGAAGATAAGATGTTTTACCGTTTGTACCATTTGTACCCGGGATACCTTTATCACCTTTTACACCCTGTAAACCTTGGAAACGGTACCATGTGTATTTCTTAGGGTCATCCGAATCGGTAGCTGTATAGTCTACGTATGTTCCTATGTAGGTATTAGGTGTTTCAGACATCTGAGAAGCTGCCGTAGGTGAAGCTACAGACGAATACTTAATGTGAAAATAAGATGTTTTACCGTTTGTACCAGCGATTCCTTGTTCACCTTTAGGACCTTGTATTCCCTGTAATCCTCGTGCTCCAGTATCACCTTTTTCTCCTTTAGATCCAGTTACACATATAGCTTCTGTAGTGGTTGTTGTATTATCTGTATATGTTATGATAGACCTTGTCCAAATATAGGTGTCATTCTCCCATCCGGGATAAACTTCACTCCAAGAGCCTCCAGCAAGGGACGATGATGACGTAGATTTATAATACTCTTCTACGATTGATACTACACCTTTACCAGCGTTACCTGTGCTTCCAGTCGCTCCGGCAATACACACTCCATTTTGATTTGGTGAGTATTCAACATTACCCGTGTTATATGTAGTAACTGTACGACTCCACATATACTTGCTGTTAACCCAAGGAGGGGGTAATGTACTCCATGATCCTCCTACTGTGGATGTAGCTGAAGTTGATAAGTAATATTCAACGTCTACAGACACTATTGTTTTTTCAATATCGGTCTTGATATCGTCAATTTCTTCAGCAAGTGTCTTTTTACTAGAAGAGAAACGTACATTATCAGCTGCTATTTCTAAACGCCACAACCCATTTGAATCTTTATAATACTTCAAATATGACGTAGCATCACCGAACGATACTTGTCCATCTTTGTCAAGATAAATCCCACGAACTACTGTATCGGGATGATCCTTAACCCCGGAATATATTGCTGTTTCATTAATATTAAAGCCAGCTATTGTAGCACCAAAAGCAACTAAATCATGAATGTTGACTTTCTCTGCTGTGATAGATTTAGCAGTAATTATCGAGCCATTTAAACTGTTATATTCGGTCTGTTCAGCAGTGGTTTTCATACCGTCCGTATTCAGTTTATAGTAAAGACCATCTGTACCTTGAATAACGAGTTTATCGGCTTTTACAGTGCCGCCTTCAATCAAATCGCCAATGATGGTCACGCCAACTAATTTACCACTAACAGTTGTATCGCCAATGACCAAGTCTTTAATAATGCCAGACGTAGCATAGAAGTGTTCAATAGCAGCTTTACCAATGTTAGCAAAGTCAATCTGAGCGTATTTAATATCTGCGTCTTTAGCATTAAGTTTCTCTGTGTCTAATGTCTTGATATTACCTTTGACTGCTTTAAGATCGTCTGTTACAACCTTCTCAAACGTAGCGTGCTTTCCTGTAAGTTCGTCGATATTAGCATTTGTAGCTTTCAAGTTCTCTACTGTTGCGTACTTAATATTAGCTACTTCAGCATCAAGTTTCTTTGTTTTCAGATCGTCGATTTCTGCTTTAGCCGCATTCAAATCCTCTACATTGGCTTTCTTGGCTTCTAATTCCGTAATCTTAGCTGTTGCAGCTGTTAAATCACCAATTTCGGCTTTATCACTTTGGAGTTTCTTAATATAACCTTCATTAGTCTGCACTCTATCAGCAAGTACAGTATTGAACTTACTAATCTGATCAACACCACTACTAAGGTCATTAAAGTCATCCGTTCTAACTGATGGGGATGATACGTTACCTGTCACTGTGGCTGTATGATTCTTAATAGACACTGTTACTCTGTCCCCGACATTTGCATTTGCAGTTGTCGAATCAGCACTGGGACGTTCATTGTCAGAAAGAGGGGTCAACTGATCTGAGCCATCAAGCTTAACATACTTGTTACCATTACCGTCTGATACAACGACACCATAAACTGTTGTCTCAATACCTTGATTCCGCCCTTTATCTTCATTGATGACTTTGGCAAATTGTGAAATAATATCATAGGATAATTCCATGTATTATCACCCCCATAATTTAGATGTAAAAGTCGCGGTTTCAGACACTGGACAACCTTGTGTACAAAGAATAGACTGACGTATAACTTTAGCTTTGATATTGTTCATACCAGCTTTGGAATAATTCAGTCTTACACAGTCACCGACTCTTGCTGGGCAGTAAGCGTGTTTGTAACTTATCGTATATTCAATTGTTGAAAGGGATTTTAATAACTGATCAGCATAATCTTGAATCTGATTTTGAGTGACATACCCCGCAAGATTTGGTTTGGTATCTCTATGAATAATTTCTCTACCTCTATTTTGAATTGAGATAGGACTATTGATGTCTTCGTTCTTAGCAATAGCTTGTTTATAGTCATTGCCATACGAATATATAACTTCGACGACATTCGGTATTCCGTATAGATCATGATTCATTGTGATGTCAGGGTATAGAATTGAACTGTTGTCGTCATTATAAGTCCATACTGGCTGAAGAGACTCTATATCCTGTTTAGGGACAAATAATATCTCTCCTCGCTCAGTAAGACCTAATTCATACTTAGCATTAGCTATAAGATCGATCACGAAACTTAACCACGTGTCATCAGTATTGGCTACGAAGTCCTGATAAAGTTTTGGAGATGTGTCTTTGAGTCCACCATTGCTATCAGTCTCGTAAGTTGGTTCTACTTTTGCTACTGGAGCTCTCGCATTCTCTGAAACAATCCGATATGCAGCATCCATTATGTTAGATCCTTTACGAATCGTATAACCAAGTGGTGGTCTTTTTTCTTTAAGTTCAATCAACGTTGTATAACAGTCAATCGATACATCTTTAATGATACCGTCGAAAGCGGTTTTCGGTGTCTGGCATAAAACTGTACCTAATGGAAACTTCTCTGTAATTCCATCTTGAATTGTTTTAAGATAACACCGAATGTAGCTTTCTCCGATTGATTTCGTGGCATCAATAGTGGCTGAACCTAATGTCTGGACGTCACTATCACGATCGAATGAGCTTCCTGTGATGATATCATCAATCTTCTTTACATCAGCTAGAGTAGTTGGTTCTACAGTATAATACTCGAATAATTGATCCATTGATTTTGTCCAATCAGGCAACTTACATTCCTCCTTCTACTCTAGTAATATCAAGTGATACTGGTATTGTTAATTCTCGGTGTGTTGTGCTAAAAGATACTTTCACATTAGCCCAGTATCCAAGTCCTGATGGTTCGCGTACATAAGCGTCACCGGCCCATATAGATAATCTTCGTAACGCGTAAATTGTTTCACTGTCTTCTCTATCGATTTCAACGTTCCAGTTAGATGTTTCACCAAGCTGTGTACCATAGTAGCTTACAGGATGTTTTCGTCCGGCGTATTCAATCAACTTTACTTCGGTCTGTCGTTTGTCGTCTGTGTCAATGTTATATGGTAGTAAAAGCATTGAGCCAGACCAGTCCGGAACATCCATTTCTACTGCATCGGTCGTGTCAAATGGATTCCACGCTTCATCCCACTGAATGATAACTGCTCCTCCGTCAACTTTATAGCCAGGCATATCATAGAAACTAATAGCTCCTGTATGCATATCTTTTGCTACTAATCGATATCGGGCATAATCAAGTGACGGATGCGGGTCTGTTACAGATGTTTTATTATTAGGAATATTAGTAGCAATTTCTGTGAAACTACCATCATATTCTCTACGATATACAGCTAACGATAAGTCTTCGATTAACTGTCCATCGCTATTAACGCAATACGGACTGATAATAGCTGTGAATGTTTTTTTATCAACTGTAATATCAGCATCAATTTTATAACTCAAATCATTCCAATTAACTGTAAATTGGTGTGACTGTTCAATAGTAAGCCCGTTATTCATATTCACTGTACAATAAACTGTATAGCTAATACCTGTTTCAAGGTCTATGTTATTAGCAGACATCTCTACTACTAGTGTTTCAGAAGTATCAAAATACTTAGAATACACGTCGTCACCTTTGTTTACAATTCTGTTTTTTCCAGTATCGTCTACTGTTTCGTAGCCACTTCCAGCGGCAACTCTTAAATGATATCCAACTGGCTTTTGGTATTCATAACTTGATAGTGATACATATCCACGAATATAGAACGGAAATGAGGTTAACGTAGTGATAAGTGCTCCGCTACCGGCTAAATCGTTTGTCATTGATAGATTCAAAACTGGCTTTTCGTAAATATAAACAGTGCGTTCAACTGACCATGCAGTATTACTAAACTCGTCTGTAACGCCTGCTGTGCGAACTTTCCACTGAATTTTTGCATTTTTCAATTTAGCATGACTGGTGTTCAATAATACTCTTAGCTGTCCTTTATACGATACAGATACACCATATGTAAATTCGGATTTGTCTTCTTTTTCATCAGTCGTATCATTAGTGGTATTCTCAAATACAAACGAACACCAATCGTCGTTTCCTATTTTGATACTTAGTTCAGCATACGATTGCTTAGAATTATCGGTTGGATTATGTGTCCAGTTAAGCTCCAATGATTCACCAACAAAAGCCGAGCTTGCTGATGACCATGTCGTAGGTGCAGCTGGTGGTGTTCCAATTGGTATTGTTACACTATCTGTAGGGTCTGATGTACCGTAGCTATTGACTGCACGTACCCGGAAGAAGTAATCATGACCATTATCAATGTCTGTTATTTCGATTGATGTTCGCTTGTCTTCAGTACTAACCGATTTGATGTTTCCTGAGCCATTATCAAAGTCCGCTTTCACGGTAGAGTATTCGACTGTATACTTTGTAGCATTAGACACGGCAGCCCATTCTAAATATGCGGAAATAGTGCCGTCTGTACGTTTGTTTCGTCTGTATGATGTTATGCCAGATGATGGAGACGGTTTAGTTCCAACCTCATTTGAGAAGTCTGACCAAGCACTTACCGCGTTCTTTGAGTTAACTGAACAAGCTCTTACTGTGTATGTTGATCCAGGTTCTACTTTGTACTGGTAAGATACATAGTTAGTTTCTTTGTTGATGTTGATCGGACTTGATGTATGTATACTCGACGTATTGTCTTTTACAATGTTAAATTTAATTCTATCAGCATCGATGGTATCGACTTTAATATTTGAGATACTAATTGTTAAAGTTAGATCATCGATCTTGACGCTCGGTACGCTAGGTGTTAATGGAGGATTGTTACTGAATTCATATACTTTATATCCAGACCATTGTGCTCCACTCCAGTACGGAACATCGTTACCGTTTGAATCTTTGTATGTAGCTGGTACAGGTTTAACTTCAATACTTACTTTTGTAGCGTCGGATGATGCCGTATATTCACCGTAACAATAAGCATCTTCATAGCTCTTTGTAGTACCTTCATTCGTGATTATCCATTTATCTTGTTTGTATTCCCACCAACGATACATGAAGTTGGCAGTATTTGGTCTATTAAATGTCCAGGATGCATATACGGCACGGTTCTTACTACTTGTTTCGTTAGCTGCCTGCAATGCCAGAACGTTAACGACTGCTCGTGTTGGATAAGTTGACCCCCCGCCACCGCCTCCAGAAGAACCTGAAGAGCCCGATGAGGACCCTCCAGATAATTTGAGAACCTGACCAACATATATCAGGTTTCGGTTTTTGATACCGTTCAACGATACCAGGGTATTGATCTTTTCATTTCTGGTACTTCCAGATATACTTGAGCCGTATGTGCCTGCAATTCCCCATAAGGTATCGCCACGTTTTACTGTATATGTTGTTATAGCCATGGTTATCTTCTCCTCTCGATGTTAGCAGCTCGTACAAGTGTCTGAATGGCATCTGCTACATTACTGCCATCGTCGTAGGTAATTCCGTTAAGATTGTATGTATTCACGTTAGTTGTTCCAATGTCCTTCCGTAAGCTGTCAATAGCCTTGATCACATCAGTATTAAATCTATTTTGATTTGCAACATCCGCTGTGTTAATAGGAGCAATTCCACTCGTTGACAAGCCTATTGTCTTATTGGTGTTTAACAGCCCGTCGATATATCCAATGCCGGAATTGATATCAGACATATCAAGAACCGGATGGATTGTAATTTCTGGGTCTGTATCAATGCCCCAAGTAGCGATATCGTTTACCAAAGTCAAAGCTTCAGTGATACTGTCACTAGCTTTAGTACCCATAGACTTACAAGCCTGGTAAACTGATGAAGCCATTTCTTTAATACCAATAACAAGCCCCTCACCTAACCATCTACCAGCCTTTCGTGTGGCTTTTGATGGTGAATGAGACTGCTGTCCAGCCTTCTCTCCTGCCACAGCTTTCTTACCGAGGTTGTAACCAGCTTGATATGCGGCGGCCTGCTTTGAGTTTATACCTGATACAAGACCAGAACCGAGGTATTGTCCAGCCGACTGGAATGAATAATAATAACTTCTTATTGCTCCAGAGCAACTACTTAAAGCTGATGTTATAGCAGACGTAACTCGTGATGCTCCGTTATAGATACCACCAGATAAAGAGTTCATTAGACTTATTCCAGCAGCCATAAAGTCAGTTCCGCGAGATGTAATCTTGGTTTTAGCATTTGTAATTATGGTTGTGATTTGGGATAATAACGACGGCGCACCACTCATTACACCAGTACGCAAATTAGTTGTGATCTGACGACCTGTTGTTATAAAGGTGCTGACTTTTACCTTTGTAGCTGATACGATTCGTGCCATTACCGATGATACAGCTGATATAACACCACCTGATCCAGAATTAACCCCTACGCTCATACCAAGCATCATTGTCGAACCTGCTGTAGCAAAATATGATTGACGACTTGTTATCGCAGCAATAACAGAAGTCATCATAGTATTGAATGCTTGTTCTATAACGTAGCTTTGACTTAGAACTGTTCCTGATATTGTGGTCATTACAGTAGTCATTGCTGTGGATATAGTAGGACCGGCTGTTGTAAATGCATTAACAAAATTATCAGCAGCTTGTTGTCCTGCTATTGCGAACTGCCCTCCGCTGTTCATAAGGATTCCTGTCGCACTGTTAACGAGACTACTTACGGCAGTTGGTAATACGGTTTGGGCATTTTGAATTGGTGTAATTAAATTTGACACTATAACATCACCAAGTCCGTTTACGCTAGATACGTTAGACGAAAAGCTTAATAATGATGATGCGAGCACTGATAATCCAGCACTAACAGTTCCGAATTGAACGTCATTCAACTGTTTCATGGCAGTAGATATTGATTCAATACTGCTAACAACATAACTTATATCTTGTATACCTTCAAAAGAACGCACTCCGTTTGCTAGCTTTGATAGCTGTTCCTCTATGGTTTCTGGTACAGTCACGTCCTTCCATTTCTTAACGGACAATGCTAGATTACCAATAGGTTCTGTAACAGAATCGAGTGTCCATCCTCCAACAAATGCCGTACTAAACGATTTAATGCCTTTGGCTATACTTTGTAATCCTGATTCAAGATCTTTTGGAACTTCAACATCATTCCATTTCTTTATAGATTTTGCTAAATCTCCGATAGGACCAACTATAGCGTCAAGCGTCCATCCTCCTACAAATGCTGCACTGAATGATTTGATACCATCTGATATTTTCTTCAAATCAGAATCAATATTTTCTGGAACCGTCACGTCGTTCCATTTCTTTATAGAATCGGGAAGCTTTCCAAGAGGTCCAGTAATTGCATCTATACTCAAGCCGCCGACAAAAGCCCATGTAAATGCTTTAACTCCATTTGCTATCTGTGTTAATCCGTCCTCAAGACCTTCAGGTATAGTTACACCAGACCATTTACGTATAGAATCAGCCATCATACCTATTGCAGGCGCTGATTCACTTAATGCAGATGCACCCAATCCGCCAAAGGTAAAGCTCATAATACCAGATGCTAACGAAGATAACTGATTTGACAATCCTTCAGGTATAGTCACATCTTTCCATTTCTTAACCGAGTCGGCGAGTACGCCAAGTGGTTCTGCTACGGCTGCAATAGACAATGATCCGAGTATTGAGAACGTGTTAGCTAATCCACCCAAGGCAAGTTCACCTAAGGCAGCACCCATAGCAGCCAATCCGTTACTTATCTCGTCCCAACTCATGGAACCGAATTTCTGTAACGCTGTAGCCAAATCATCCAAACTTTGAACTGCTACGAGAATAGTAGCGGCACCAAGTAAGCCTGCTCCTCCACATAGGGTGCCGATAAGTCCTGAAATTAGTCCGAGTTCACCAAGAGCTTCGCCCATTCCAGCTAAACCTTTTGCGGTTTCATCCCATGTCATTGATCCAAACTTCTTAAGAGCTTCAGCCAGATCGTCTAAGCTTTGAACTGCTACGAGAATGGTAGCGGCACCAAGTAGTCCAGATATACCATCTAATTTGCCAAGTAATCCAGATATAACGGATAGTTCGGTTAATGCTCCGCCAAGTCCAACGAGTCCTTGAGCAATGTTTTCCCAACCCATTGTTCCTATTTTGTTAAGGGCATCAGCTATATCCATGAGACTTTGAACTGCTATAAGGATAGTAGTGGCACCTAATAAACCTGAAAATCCTGTTAATTTGCCAAGTAATCCTGATACTACTGCTATTTCACTTAGAGCAACACCCATTCCCGTAAGACCTCTGGCTATACCGTCCCACGATATCGAGCCTATTTTTTTCATAGCATCAGCTATGTCGGATAATCCTTGTACAGTCAGTAGGATTGTACCAGCTCCTATAATCCCCGAGAATCCAGCTAATTTGCCAACAAGACCAGATATAAGACCAAGTTCACCAAGAGCTTCTCCCATTCCAGCCAATCCTTTAGCAATGTTGTCCCATGACATAAATGCAAATTTCATAAAAGCATTAACCATAGTATCCAATCCAGAAATAACCGTAAGGATTGCACCAGCACCAAATATACTTGAGAAACCTGCAAGTTTTCCTACAGCTGTCACTACGGTTGCTATTTCGCCTAAAGCTACACCCATTCCGGTTAGTCCCTTTTTGATACTGTCCCAACTCATGAAACCAAATTTCTTAAGAGTTTCTGCTATTGTATCAAGTCCTTGGGTTACTATTAATATTGCACCAGCACCAAATATACTTGAGAAGCCTGCAAGTTTACTGATAGCTGTAAGAGATACGGTTAATTCAGTCAACGCACCGCCCATACCTACAAGACCTCTGGCTATACCATCCCAGTTCATATCACCGAATTTATCTAATCCTGAAGCAAGCTTATCCAATGATTGAACTGCTATAAGCATACTTGCGCTACTTAATATAGAATTTACGCCGCTAGATTTTCCAAGTTGGTTTATAATACTTGTAAATATCTTAAGAGCAGCTCCCATACCTACAAGACCTCTGGCAATTTCAGACCATGATAATGTTGCAAACGTAGTCATCGCATTACCGAGCATTTCGCAACTCTTGGCTAGTGCTAATAAGGCAATACTGGTAGATGCTGATATTTTGACATCAGAAATACTTTTGACTCCTGCACATAGCGTGAATAAACCAGCGCCAGTACCTACTAATCCTTTGGCTATTTCGTCCCATGACAGTCCTGACATTTTCACCATAGCATTAGCAAGTATATTGAGTGCTGCAGACATGATAACCATAGAGCCAGCTGCTTTAATAACTCCCTTTATGTCGTACTTGCTTAAAGTCTTATTCATAGATCTGAAAGATAGATTAAGCATTGCAAATAACGATGCGATTGAAGCGAGAGATTTACCAATATCTTCAACACTTAGATTGGATATCTTATCCATAGATCCAGCTAACAAACTTATCGCAAGCGCTATTTCCAACAACGCTGTGGCTTTAATACCAGTGGTAAATGCTTCCAATGAGTCGTGTAGAGAATCAAGAGCACCTTTAAACGATTCGACTATCTGACCGAGTTTACTATTTTCAGTTTTACCAAATAGACCCTCTATCTTGTCTTTAATCGTTTGGATTAAATCTATGATTTTCTTTATTGTAGCAAAGATACCTCCGCCAATAAGTCCAGCAAATAAGTCGCCTAGAGTGAAGTTTTCTTTTACCCAGTCAACAAATTGTTTAACATATCCACTTATGGTAGATATAACGCTTGTTATAACATCTTTTATCTTCGTAAACACTGACGATATGTTTTTAAACTTATCTGAAATATAATCAAAGACGTTAGATATACCATCTTTCATAGACGCTAACATATTTAGTAATCCGTCTATGTTGAATTTATTATTCACAGCTCCGAATACTGAGTCCAATAAATCTAACAAACCGTTAAGTGCAGCTGAAATAATACCAACTACTGTACCTAAACCGTTTGTTATATCATCCATTTTGAAACTATCGTTCAATCGTGATAATGTATCACCTATAGCTTCTCCTATGGATAATACATGTTCTGCTAAATTGCTTACTCCACTCGATGTAAGTAATTGAAAGAATGCTTTACCGATACCGCCAATTACTTTAATGCCGATAGATGCTATCGAAAAGAGTCCTTCAAACGTCTTCTCGAGTTTTGCCGCAATTGGATCAGACAGCTTCATCTTAGCCGTCAAATCTCTAATTCCCTCAGTTATAGCAAGTAACTGCTGTGCTGTGGAAGGTGGAAACACATAGCTAAAAGCTTCCTTAATTGGGGTAATAATTGATAATAGAGCATTAAATGCATTCCTGAAGGAATCTATCAATGCGGTTCTACCACCGAGATCGGCCCATTCTTTCACAATAGCATTTCGTGCATTAGATGACTTATTGATAGCGTCACTTAGAACATCACTTACTGAAGTCCACAATTCTTTAGCTTCTTCAAAATCGCCGATTACTGTTCTCCATGTTTCAGTCCATCCTGAACCTAATGACTCTTTAATTGTATCGATTAACTGTGAGAAAGTTTTTACTTTTGTAGCGGCAGCTCCTGCAGTCTTAGCCATATCAGCCATTTGTTTAGCCTGCTCTTTGCTGTATCCTTGATCTAAAAACTTTTTAACGGCCGCTTCATATTCTTCTTGTGTGTCAGCTGCAGTTGCAAACTGATCAAGTGTTTGTGTGAGAACTTCTGTAGTCAACCACCCTGTCTGCAATGATTCTCTGAATGAACCTTTAGCGTCAATAGCTGCTTGTGCTCCAGTCTTTAGATGTTCAGAAGTTCGTATTAAGGCATCCTGAAATACCTGACCGCCCATACCGGCATTAACAACTGAGTTCCAGTCCATAAGTTTTACAGTACCAGCAGCTAATGCCTGTGATAATTGATACATTGCTGTCGATGCCTGCTGAGATGTCGAACCTGACACAGCAGCAAGGTTAGCAATACCCTGGATTGCCGATACTGAAGTGTCAAGTTTCACACCAGCCGCTGTAAAAGTACCGATATTACGAGTCATTTCTGTAAAGTTATAGATAGTTTTATCGGCATAGCGATTCAGCTCGTCAAGAGCAGCGTTAACCATTTTGACGTTCGTTCCCTCTTTTTGAGTATTCGCCAAGATAGTCTGTACAGCATTCATCTGAGTTTCATATTCAGCGAAACCGTCTTTTATTGGTTGTGTGGTTATAGCTGATACAATCCGCTTACCAGTATTTATAGCTGAGTTAGTAATATTAGCTAATGCTGTAATTGCAATAACTTCCATGGCTGAAAACTTAGCTCGAACAGTTTCGACTCCGTTCGCAAGCGGAGACATATCAACTTTTCTAGCCGCTGTACCTAATTCTTCAAGACTCTTAGAAGAATCTTTAAAATTTAAACTCTTTTTTAGCTTGTCCAAAGTCGACATACTCGTAGCGACATTCTTTTCAAACTGGGCATTATCAAACCGCATTTCAACAATACGTTCGTCAATTGTTCTACTCATATACTGGTAACCTCCTTCCAAGCCTCTTCTGCAAGCTGATCAAATATTGGTTGGATAGCAGGATTAATATAATCGCGCCCTTCAACCCAACCTCCGGTACCAGTACCATGTCCGTACTGTAATATGAGTGCGATGTTAACACCTTTATTGATGTTTGAATTGTAAAATTCGATAGACGTGTAACTTCCAGCTCGCTTTATGGAATATGTCCACGAAGCTGCGGTTTTCCCAGTTTCTGTAGGTGTCGCCGACGCCAGGGCTGCTACCCCAGCTTTTCCGTACTTATCGAGTACACTCACTTTGGCAGCTTCCTTTACTTTTTCGAAATATCGATTCAACTTCGAAAAATCACCCTTTTGTCTAAAACTTATCATTTTGATTTACACCTTTATAAAAACAAAAAGAGAAGGCTACGATTATCCCATAGTCCTCTCTCTTTAGATTATTTCAATACTTTGAGTTCGTCTAAAATGTCTGCTAAACGTTCTCCGTTCTGTTTTCTTTGATCAATAGCAATCCATTCAGAATTTGTTAATTCTCTACGCAACTTCCAATAATGTCCCAATGAACGATCATAACAATACAATTCTTTTAGATTTTTTTCTTTGTTCAACTTAACATGCTTACTGATTGTTTTTACTCCAAATGCAGTTCCGCTAATTATAGTTGGTCCAACGAGCATAATCACTTCTTTGTTATTGTAGATCCAGTTCGTTACGCCATTGACTTTACGCTGAAATTTCTCTTTTCTTTCACGTCTCTTTGCCTCTTTTTCAAAGTCAACAATTTCAATCTTTTCATTTTTCTTAAACATAATATTTCTCCTCTCATGATCGATTTTTCTCATAAGAGGGTATGTTTGTTATGCGAATAAAAAAGAAAGAGCCTTACTTTTGTAGTAAAGCCCTCCTTGAGTTGCTGTTCGATATGCTATTCTTTATTACGTAGCATTGTTATCAACGCAGTTAATACGTAGGCGCCACCAATTATCGCTGTATGTTTCATTTTGTGAGCTTTCACGATGTCTATATCAATAAGTCTATTTCCATTCTCAAATGTTTTAATAGTTGCTTTTCTTATTAATGGTTCATTCATTTTCTCACTCAATTTCAATACTGGCGATATATAGCTATTACTTTTCTTTGCTCCTGCTAAAAATGCTTTATTAATAATATTCATAATCATACCTTCCTTTCTTTTTCTCATAAAAGGGTATGTTTATTGTGCGAGCTATTGACTTTTAGCACTCGTTGTACTAGAGTGCTGATAGAAACATTTGTCCAACAGTTTCATAAGGAGGTACATATGAATAATACCAGTGCAGCGTCCACAAAAGATGAACCAACAAAAGAAGATGTTTTATCTGTTATTAAACACGGAATGACTTGTTTATCAGCAGTCGCGATTGCTTACATAATAACAAAACATCGAAACTCACTTAGTATACAGACGCCGCAAGTAAACGTGGCTTTGGGGTATATACCTAACACTGTTAAATTACCTGCTCTTCAAAACTAAAAAGAAAGAGTCCTACCGTTATGATAGGGCTCTTCTTAATTCCTCTGGAGTTATTTCTGTTCCGATGCCTGTTACGATATACCATGACGTTACATATCCCCACTCCACTTTTTTTGTACTATTATTCACAATAAATACTTGAGCATCGTAATTATCATCTGTCTTTAATTTAAACACACAATAATTGTTCCATTTATAAGCCCACAATATATCCTTTTTTAATAGCTCTGATAATGGTGTCGGATCTGTATCGTATAATGATAATTTTCGTTTATCAATATTTACTTTTCGTTCCATAATTTGTCTCCTTTCTTATTAAAGAGCATGTATATTTAGCGGCTATCGCGTTATTTTCTTAATAGCGTCTTCTATTATGTCAGCATTATCTAACCTAGCAATCGTAAGTCCGTCATTTTGTTTGATTAATGACCAGAAATCGCTAATAAAGTCAGGGTAATTAATATCGCAATCTTTATCCTGTCCGTCAAAGAATTTAACAATACCATCCTTTATTGTCCAATTGAAAGCATGTCCACCACCGGTTTTAAGCTGAACTGCACATACTCCAGACGCATTCTTACCGAATTTGTTCACCAACATTTCTGAAGCATCTTTTGGGGATTTTCCAAATTTAACAGCAGAGCCATCAATTATTTTAGCTCCTTTAAAGCAATTCTCGACAACTCCACCCAACATCTGTTGTTTCCCACCTGTATCTCTAGCTGTAACATCATATCCTTTGGTTCGCAAATATGACGCTACACTACAAAAAGTACAGTTGTTTTTATACGTTGGGTTACCTCTGTTAGGATTTACATTCTTTATAGTATCCGCTAATGTTTCTGGTTTGGATAACTTCTTTATACCATTACTAACTGTCTTGGCTGTAGAAGCATTCTTTAATAAATTATCAACTTTCTGATCGCCGATTTTTGTATCTCCAGTTTTCTTTTTGAGTAACGTTTCAGCCTTACTTTTACCAATGTCAATGTAGTTATCCAGTTTACCGGACTTAACCAAGCGATATGTACCGTACGCTGCTAATGCAGTAACTGCAACAGTTGCTCCTATTTTGATTGCTTTCTTCTGCTTATCTGATAAGCCTCTCTTTTTATTATCATTATCTGAGGAATCTTTGTCAAGACTCTTTCTCCATCTGGCTTTCTTTTCTGAAGTGGAATGATCGGAAGCGCCTAATGGATATGGCGGTCCATTTTTCTTACCCCACTTTTGTCCTAATATACCATGATGTTTGAGATATGCATAATTGGCAGTTCTCGTTATTAATACTTCCATAACTACCTCCTAATGTCTGTTTACTTCATCCCAGGCATAATCAGCCCATGTCCATCCATCATGTATATCGGAATATTTCTTATTACCGGTTTTCTTTAAAGTTTGTTTGGATATACGTTTTCCAGTAGCAACGCTCGTCGTGTTCATCAATGAGTTAACTGTAATCGCTACAGCTACTGCTGTATTAGCTATAGCTACCGCTTTTCGCATATTATTTAGTCTTTGCTGTCTTTTAATTGCTTTATTTGTTACAGATTTTTCGAAGGTTTTTTTTGCTATTCGAAACGCCTGGGTCTCTTTTCCGTCGTACACCCCATTTCATACCTTTAACACCATGATGATAGAGTTCGTTAGTCATAGGTTACCTCCGCTTATACAACTTCAATCTGTACAGCGTCAATTGCATGACCGTAGACACCTGCGAAACCGTTTGGTCCGTCACCGTAATCTGTTACCCATGCAAGCCAGCCGTCTTCTTTTGTATGAACACGATATTTAACGTGTCGTCCTTTTACGCCATCGATACAGAACTGAAGTCCATCAATCTCACTCTTGCATGTACCAGCAAAGGTATCACCGCTGTTGTCTTTGTTGTAATCGGTACGCCATCCAAACCAATAACTGCCTTTCTTATGTGCACGATATTTCAGATATCCTGCAATAGCAGCATCACCTTTAGTTTTTGCTCTGAAACCAAGCATAGGATGACCTAATGCGCCGGAATATCCGTTAGCGTTGTTTGTGTTATAGTTTGTTACTTCTGAAAGCCAGCCCATACCGCTTGCAAATACCTGATGAACCACGTTGATCTTTGTTGTTGACTGTGTTGATGCCGATGCTGGAGCTGGAGTAGGTTTAACAGATGCTGTAGAACTTGAATGTTTTACAGTTCCACCAGTGATACCAGCAACAATAGCTTCAGCACATTTATCAGCATCCCAGTGGTTGTAATCATCTTTATCATCGACGAAACAACACTCAACAAGAAGTGCTGGTGCTTTAGTATTGTTAAGAATGTATAATTCGTGAGTGTATTTTGAACCACGGTTTGTAATACTAAGCGCTGATGCTACGCTATCGCAGATTCTGTCTGAGATTGCTGCTGTTTTGTCATTGTAATTCCATACTTCTACTCCGCCTGTCTTTTCATCACCTGAATGGTCGTTACGCCCGGAGTTAAGATGGATAGAAATGTCAAGATCAACATTATGGACGTTACATTTATTCTTAATGTTGTTAAGATTCTGCCCCTGAGTTCGTCCGGCATCATCTGTACAGTCATAAACAGTATGTCCAGCGGCTCTAAGTAACTCGATAACTTTATTTTTAACTTTACGGTCTTCATTTACCTCGTCGAGGAATCCTGATGCTCCTCTACACTGAAGTGAATGCCCACCGTGTACGTTGTATGTAGACATATAGCATGTCTCCTTTCTTTATCCTTTTGAATTGAATCGTTTTCGATTAGCAGCATTTATGGCCTTGTGATCACGAATAATATCAGATGTACTTCGTTTATTACCTGGCGTTCTATAGCTTGTACAAACATGAATTAGCGTCAATAAACGGTTCAGATGCCATTTCTCGAATTCAACTGGTATGCCAAGTTCAATCATTTGGTAATAAATCTCTTCGTTCGTAATTTTTTTGTTTCTACTGCCTTTGTTCTTATCTGAAAAAGTAGTAGCGGTCATTGGTTTGTCTATGTACTCATTAACGACTCTGATATGTTCGTTTGTGATACATCGATATACATTGGGGTTAACGTTAGGTGTTATTGTCATACATTTGATGTAATCAATGGTTTGCGCCTTTGTTTTATACAAAGTATTAATAAATGGTAGTTCCCAATTTGATTCCCATTTTGAAATTGAGATAAGTGAATGCTCTAAAGTTAATACCGTTCTATCGATGTTTATAAACTCGCCTGTTCTATCGTCGAACAGCTCTGTTTCTGGAATTATTAGCTTAAGCATTGACTCACCTATTCTGTTTAGACAGCAGCAATCATTGTTTCTTTAGACTCATCGAAATTTTTTGGCATAATACCATTAACAAATGCTGATGCTGCTTCAGCATTTGTAGCTAATTCCATGAAAAGCTCTGAGTATGCTTCGGTCTGTGAGAATGCTTCTCTATTCTCTTCTGTTTTGATGAAACGTCTGCCATCCGGACTCTTTTCACCATAAGCTGCAAGAACAAGGTCTTTGAAAATTTTCACAAGTTTTGGTCCATCCTGTGTAGTAACAATCTTCTGAATCATTTCAGCAAGTCCACCTGTTGTGCTAAGTTCCATCTCAGTAACTTCAGCCTTGGACAGGTTAAAATAAAAGTCTTCAGTTCTCTCGTTATCGTTGTAGTCTGTGTAAGTGATAGTTTTCTTTAACATGTGTGTACTCCTTTCATATAAACAAAGACCCCACCTGTGACAGTGGAGCCTCTCGTAGATTTCCATTTTGAATTTTATGGTTTATTATGCTGCTGCGTCTTTCATGAGTGTGATTACTTCTGCTGGGAGTGGAAGTTTCGATTCAGCCTGTTCTGTTCCATACAGCATATCCTCAAGTTTCTTAAGTTTAGTTTTGTCGGCCTTTGTAGAATCAATAGTTACTGTAGCAGTTGGCTTAGCGTCAGCTACTTCCACTGGTGTTGTAGATACTGACCATGACATTGTGCCGGCTTCTGGGCTATCGTTTACTGTTGAATGGTTATTCTCAGACGGAGCTGCAAGACATCCGTATACGAGGTGTAACTTGTAGCCATGATCGTTTCCATCTACATCGTTACCAATCAGACTTCTATACGCAAGTCCGAACACTTTACGTTTCTGCTGTCCAATTACTACTCCTGGAGCAATTTCTTTAGATCCGTCACACTCCTCGAATTCGTCCGGGTATGTGTAAGCTTCGATTGTTGCTGCGAAATCCTCATTTGAAATCAGGTTAAGGTATTTACCGTTATTGGCATACAGAGCTGTTGGTTCTGCTCCTGATGGACTCTCATTTACAGCTGTGATACCATTCCAGGCTACGCCAGCTCCATACTGTCCTGTAGATTCCATAGGGAAAAGTACTACTTTATCAACACCAGTTTCATAGAGTCTTTCTCCAGTCTGGTCCCATTTAAGTTTAGGCATATGTGTTATCCTCCTATTATTAGAAATATAAAGTGAATGTATCGTGGTAGAGATTGTCCGCCTTGTACGTTCTATCTTGTGAACAGAGTGGCAGTCGCAGTAATTTATCTACTACTGGGTGATCCGGTCTGTTATGTATAACAGTGATGTCGTATCGATTGATTAATTGATAAACTTCATTAGAAGCATGTTTAACATTCGGTAAACCCTTGCTATACACAATAGCCGGATACTTCATCAATCTGTCTTCCGGTCGGTTGTAATATACTTCTTTAGAACCAAGTAGTTCTTCTAATTTACTCTGAAGTTCCAGCCGTGTTCCCATGGTATACACCTCCAACCGTAAGTATTAATCTTGGGTACTCTACTTTTACGTCTGTGACTTTCCATAAAGTGCCCATGAATTCCAGATATAGAACTGATGAATAGTGGTATAAAAGATAAGGGTCAGCGAGAATACTAATCTGATTTGAAAGATTAATATCGTCACCAACCCTCTCTGTAGAAACCTGTCGTTTCCAATTTGTGGATAGTACGTCTCCTTGATACAGATGTTCTACGATAGCATCTTCGTAGTAACCAGGTTCAATCTCTACATCATGTTCTGCAAATCCAATTTTTCCGCACCATTTTGACATACTATTTCCTCCATTTTGATTTTATTAGATTAAGCTGCGATATCTGTTGTAGCCTGCACGAACTCAATAGCTACTGCTCCGTATGGTTTGCACATAGCTCCTGAACAACGTGTCTCAATCAGGTACTTCTGTTTGTTGAAGTCGATATCGAAGTCATCAAACATGGTCACATCTCCGCCCCGATCTGTTCCGACGTTGTAGTCTGTAAGGTTCACATACAGACCGGCAAGGAAATGTGTGTTAGCACCTTTAATTCTTGACAGCCCTTCCATAACCGGTACAGGAACGATCTTGTTTACACGAAGTCTTGTAGCAAGTTTCTCTACTGTGTCGTAGATAACTCGTCCGTTCTTGTCTTCGAGAAGCAGGCAGTCTGTAAGCATATCTTCAGACATGTACATAGTCGGATTTCCTGATCCTTTGTACGCTTTTCTTGACTTGATACATGCTTTGATGAACGCCTGGGCTTTCTCTTCAGCTGTTGTAGCCTTTGTAATAGCAATCTCAGATTTAACTGTATAAACGTCATCGTCTGTCCATACTGGTCTGATATTCTGCTCGTTGATCTTGTCTTCTGCAGATGTGCTACGTCCGTCACCGAACAGGAATGCACGAGCAAGCTCCTCATTAAGCATCATACGCATCTCACCTTTAAGCCATGGGATCATATCGAAATCTGTGATGTCCAGCATATCGTCTCTATCCAGTGACTGTTTCTTATAAACTGTTACTGGAGTAGTAACACGTTTCAGCATTTTGAATACTTCATCTTTCTTCTGCTTTCCTTTGATGTATCCCTTTGCTCTAGCTTCATCTTCTGTGATATCAGCGAAAATAGATTTAACACGGCTGAATGGTGTTTTGTGTACTGCTGCCATAACTCCAGCTACCCAACCGTTATCTCTCTGAATAAATCCTGGTGTCTTATCAATTGTCTGTGCATCCGGGAACAGAGTATCAACGTCTGTAATTCCGTGCTCAAGGAAGGCGTCTTTAAGACTTCCGCGTCTTCTAGCCTCTCCAATAATTTCCTGGAATTCAGAGTGTGTGAGGATTTCCTGATCCTGTGTTTTTGTCTCCTTATCAAATACGTTAAGTTTCATAAAGTCTGTCTCTCCTTCATCTGAGTGTTCTACGTCGTCAGTATCTACGCCGGCATCTTCCAGCGCCTGTCCAATCATGGCGTATACTACTGTTTTCTGTTTGTCTGTTAATGTATTAAATACATCGGCTATTGTTTCATCTGAATCAGAACTGTCGTCTTCTGAAGCAGCGTGTTTTACTTCTGTCTTGCCTTCGTCGTCAGCGTTGACACCGGCTTCTTCCAAAGCCTGTCTGATCATTGCATAAACTACTGTTTTCTGCTCTTCTGTTAATGTGTTAAATACATCAGCTACTGTTTTTCCGTCATCGTTTTTAGCAGCTGGCTTCTGTTCTTTATTATCAGTTCCCACTTCTGTTTCTCCTTTCTTTCCTTCATCTGAATGTGTAAGTTCGTCGTCGAAATCAATGTATTCTCCGCAACGAATAATCGCCTCTTCTTCGGATCCATCACCATGAGCCATTACTGAATCAATAACAGCACCTGGATTTGCTCCAGCGAGGACTAAACTGACCTCACGAATAACTCCGTGAATAACGTCTCCACCCATTTGTTTGAGTTTGTTAGCCCAAATAGACAGTCGATCGATATCTTTATGCTGAACAAGGGTTTTAGCATTCTGTCCGGCTTCAGTGTTATTGAATGAAATATAGGCATATACTCCGTTGTCACGGTTCTCTAATACAGCATGTCCAAGTACTGCATTTGGATCGTTATGTTCATGATTCCAAACGACTGGAACAGTTTTTCCGTCACATTCTTCGAAGGCATTCTTACGAATAGTTCGTCCATCTGAGCAAAGCATGTTTGCTTTTGTCGCCCATCCAGAGCAGTCATAAGATTTAGCCATTTTGATTTTTACCTCCAATGTCTATCTGTATAATTGGTTTAAAAGTTACAATGTATCTCTATCTCAAATTCAGATGACACTTTGTCAAAGTCTCTCAATATGGATTTGTCTCTTAATGTTTAAAATTGAAAAAGCTCATTAGAATTAATGAGATTAGATTTGTATTTAATTATCCATACTTTGTAAGCTGGATATAGGCATGTTGCCTAATGATATGTTGTCTTCAGGCACTTCTTCATCAGGTGTTGTCATACTTTCATCTTGGATAGCAGATTCTGGCTGATTCAAGTTACTGTTAATAAGCTTGTCAGCTTTCGGATCGTCAGACGGTTTCATACCAATTAGCTGTCGTATCTCATTACTTGTAAGAATCTCATTACGAGTAAACTTATCTGCGATTTCAGCAATATCGTTAACTGGTACCAGACGGAACGGATCTCTGAAGAACATAATAGTCTGTAGCTGAGTACGTGCTGTTTTGGTTAAGAATTTACGTTTCATCTCGTCCACTATTGCTGATAAGATAGGCTCGATCGTACGGTTATTGTAGTTAAGCATTGTCTTTTCGTCAGCAGTACCATTCATTACTTCCTGTGTGATACCAAGCTGGCTGTATAAGAGATTGGTAAGATATTCAATCTGTTTCATGAGGTTGTTCTCGACAGGTCGGTTTAACTGAACAATCTTCTCTGTACCGTCGATATAAGCAATACCATATGGTCCTTTCAATTGTTCTTCAATACTTTCCATTCTCTTCTTAGCTTCGTTACGTCTAGCATCAGAACGAATCTGGTATGGTAACTGAATAATCATGTCAAGTTTTCCAGATCCGGTGGTTTCATCAACAGCATCGAGTAACACCAATTTGCGCATAAGTCGTTTCATGGTAGAATTCTGCTCGTTGATTACGGCATACAGCGGACTCTCTACAATACCTACTGTTTTCTTGGGTAGAACAACTTCTTCTTGGTGACCAGTTTTTTCATTATAAAGTCGAACTTTAACATGTTCTGGATACCATTCAAGAATCTTACCGGTTCTTAACGTTAAAATATCGTATGAGCTTGTCTGTGTTGGATTAAATGTAGTATCTACTGGAACCATGGCTACTGTACCTTCATCGAGCATACTCATAACTGTATCCTGCATAAACGCTCGTCCAGTCTGGTCAATATTTGCTTCAAGATTGAGACAGTTATTTATGCCTGAATCTATATCTTTTATAAATCTACCATTTATATCAACTTTGCAATGCTTGATATTTACTGACGATACATCTACCGCAATTCTATTAAATATAGAAGTAATTATTGATCGTTCATTACCTCTCGATAGTTGTACACGATCGGGTCGATATGTTGCAGAAGTACCTATATTTAAATAAGTAGGTTCTCTGTTCCTGAATACGTCCCAGCTATGCCGGAGTGTATCAAATATTCCCATTTTGATTTTTACCTCCTTTACTCAAAGGCATCTTTATTTTGTTTCCAAGCTATAAACGCATCCATGAGTGCTGCGACACAGTCAATCTTGTGTTCTCGTTTACGCTTGAATAGTTTACGGTTACCATTACTGTCTTCGAGAGTGATGCAATTACCCATAGCGAAAGTCATGATGCTTTCATCAAATATAAGCATTCTCTCTTCAGACAGTTTCTTAAGTTCGCCTAATGGAATTGACTCAGTTTTTGCACCCTGTGGCACTTTTTCGATTCCATATGGACCATTTTCTTGCTCGTATCTTGTTACGAATTCTTTAGCTCCATAAGGGTCATATCCAAAGCAACGAACATCATAATCGCAATCAATAATATGCTGATCAAGATCTTCGTAAACTTGCATCATGTCAAGGACGGTGCCTTCCAAAATAACGAGACTGCCCTCTTTCATGAATTCCTCATATTTATTTCGCATAGCTGCTGGTAATTTCTTTAGAGTTAAAGAAGATATATAATTACGAGATTTGATTCCGAATGTACCATCTGGTAACGGAAATAAGAATGTAAAGCTACAGAAGTCATCACCCTGTGATAAATCGGCTCCTAATGCACAAGGCATTTGCCAGAAGTCCCTTCGTCGGTGCGGTAAGGTCTCCTCATACGTAAAGTAATATGTATAACCTTCCAATGGGATTCCGAATCTCTTTGCTAGAATATCGTTTCTAACAGCTGGATTCTGTTCTGCTCTTTCTACATCCTGTTGGTATGTTTCATAAGTTACTGTCAGACCAAGGTTTGGATTTGCTTTAACCCACATCTCTGGTTTGGCAACTTCGTCGATAGAATCTAGCTTGTACCACCATATTGACACATGTGGATTACGATACTCGTTCTTAAGTATCTTTGCTAATTCCATTTTGACTGTATCGCCACTACCGTTTCGGACTGTTCCTTCCGAACTAATAGCTACGATAAGGTAGTCGTCGTTCTTGGAAGCTCCCTGTTCAAGAGCTCCGATTACGTCTTCTCGTACGTCACCGGATAGCCATTCATCGACAGTGTTAATACGACTGTTTAGACCCTGAAGTTTATCAATACTCATTGGTCTGATTTCGAGTAACGAACCGGTTAGAAAGTTTTCAATACCTTTCTTGGTACTCGCAAGTTTCTGACGGTTTGCTCTCGATCCGGTAGTATTCTGCAGTGAACCCTCAGTCAAGAACTTAAAGAGTGGTCCTCTTGATCTTGTGATAGCAGTTCGAATCGGTGATAATACCTCTTCAGACTGTTTCATAGTAGGTGCCGTGGTAACCTGATGCGTGGTTGACGTATCTACATTTAAGAAGTAACTCTGAATACAAGCAGCATACATCGACTTCGCAGCACCTCTGGCTACGATTAGATACTGCTTGTTAATGAGTCGTTTCTTAATCGTCTTCTGTACGTATCGTCCAAGTTCCGGGTCGTATACGCTTCGTTCTTTGTAGTAGTACCAACCGAAAATCTCTTCAGCCCAAAGTTTAAATGAATCAAGTAGATGTAAGTCTTCACCATCAGTGAGTGTCATTTCATTCTCACAATAATGAATAAAGCCCTCGACAGCTCTGTTGTCATACCAGAACGCGGGACTTTCTATCAAATCATCTATTCTATGCATTTCCATCTCTACTTCTTCGCAGATTGGAATTTCGCCTCTCATTACGGCGTCTCGAAACTTTCCATAATATATAGGAGTCGCTATATTACTTAACGCCATAATTTATTCACCTACTTTTAGTTTTATAGTCCGGGATGTCTCGATGTGTCACCATGACCAGATTCATTCATCACCGACTTCATATGTTCATGAAACGCAGTTCTCTGTTCAGCGTATCGTTTAGCTCTCTCTAGTTGTGCTTTCTTTTCTTCTGACTGTATTCTACTCATGGTCTCCTCAGATAAAGAATTAAGTATTTTATCAGCCTTTCGTTTATATTTCGCTGCCTGTGCCGATTTATTGGATCTGATTGAAGGTTTAATACCTGGCTGGTTATATGTTTCCGAAAGAAAACTAGACATCGCTGATAGCCCCTTAGCTTTATTGTATTTTTTTAATTCTCTATTATACTTTTTGTCAGATCTAGCCCCACCTGGCATCTTAGTTTTGTGATATCCGTCTTTAGATATTGTTGTTACTATTGGATTTCTGCTTTTCTGATATCCATCTTTCTTAATATGAGCGGTTGGATTCGTTAAACTCTTAAATGCGTTTCCTACACCGGTATAACTGGCTTTTCCATGACCCCATTTCATACCTTTGACACCATGGTGGTATAGTTCATTTGTATCAGAAGCTCTTGTTATAATATAGTTATTCATGTTTTAATCTCCTTTCGATTCTTGAGTTGTTTTACTATGTCTATTGTGTTAAACTAATATTAATTGAGGAGGTATCTTAATATGAACGAAATTACTTCAAATATTGTTAATTTTCCAGAGTTATTTAAAAGTGCCAAATTCGAAATTACACCTTGTGATTTAACATCTATTACGCCTGGAAAATATACAAGTTTTCAAACGTCTAAGCTTGAAAAATCACAAATGGGTCTGTTGCAGTCTCAACTAATTAATGCAGTTGATACAGTTGCTCTCGCTAATGCGTACATTGTTAAATTCCCAGAAGGACTTCCGCATACTTTGATGCATTTAAATCAAGGTGGCGTATCAAGTACCATAGTAAACACAAATGGATGTATAGCAGGAACCGCATCACTATTTGATATACAATCTCTAGCCGCAGTTAGTGCATGTTTTTCATTAATGTCGTTTGCTACTGGACAATACTACTTGCAAAATATCCATAACGATTTGGATATGATTAACCTTAAAATCGATCAAATACTTGGTTTTCTTTATGGTGAAAAAAGCGCTGAATTACTTGCTGAAATATCTTTTGTAAATGATGCTTATATGAATTACAGCAGTATTATGAAGCATGATAATCAAAAAATATCGATATTATCAGGCTTACAAAATTCGAAGAAAATCGCTATGAAAGACATCGAGTTCTATATCAACGATTTGTCTAAGACTGTACAAAGTGACACTAAGAACTATACTGCATTCGAAAAGGTCGTTTCTGATTCCATGAAAATCAAGGATAGTCTGACAATGGCTACACAGTTGCTCACAATGGCAAACGTTCTTGAAGTATATTACTCTGAGAATTACGATCAAGCATACATAGATAACGTTAAGCGGTCCATTACCGGATACATAGATAAATGCAATAATCGTATACTTGCTGAATTTAGTCGACTGACTGGTAGAAACAGCGAGTATACTAATATCTTTGGAAAGAAGTTAGATACTTCTAAATTAGGAGCGGTGTTAGATGAAGTCGTCAACTCCTACTCTACAACAAAAGATAGCGACCATCGTAGTAGCCTTATCGATGCGTTAGATTCTATAAATACTCCAGTTGAATATTTAATCACAGCAGATGGTGAAATCGCATACAGAGCTGTTAATGATTAACTCAAATAATCGGCAGTTCTACGACGTACATATGCGTTACACTCTGATACGGTTTTATTACCCATCTTACCTAATACTCCGATCGTACTTGCTATACTTTCTTTAGCAATGCGTTCGGAGTTGTATTTTCTATACATTTTGTCTACAACTTTAGGATTTGTTTGCGATACAGATTGTAATTTAACTGAATCTGTATCGAAAACTATCATCGGTCGTTTTGCATGATAGCTAGAATATTCTTTGTCGTTATAATCGAGTAATGCATTATACCCTTTCTTTTTCAACTCTGAATAAAATCTATCTTGAGCAGCAATTTCCTGTGAATTATGATTAGTTAACGATAAATTCAAAGCTTTATACACCGCTATTTTCTCACCTTTTGTCATAACGCTTGAATCCTTCTTCAATGCGTTTTCAGCTTGTTTGAATAATATCTGTTGTGCTGGGCGTTTCATTTTTGATTTTGAATCTGCTATAGATGCCACAACGTTAGACTTGAAATCTTTTTCTTTCAATAGATTAGCTGTAATATGACCAGCATTCTCATCTGACGGTACTTTAAGTTTTTTCGTCGACGAAATCTTTAACTGGTAGACTTTCATGTTATCACTAATAGATCTTAGTTCTTTGGCATTTGCTAAATCGGATTCACAGCCGGAAGCATTTGCTTGTTTTTCGGCCTGCTTAGCTGCAGCGTTTGCTCTACTGGTTAGATTCTTACCGAATAAGCCCATATACTTATCTGAATCTTGTTTTTTATATGTAGCATAGAAAGCGAAATTCTCGAACTCTTTGCTTGTTTGTATTCGTGAGAATGTAGTACCTTTCTTCATATAAGTGTCGGCATATTGTTTGCCAGTTATCTGTGTACGCGCCATATTAGTCAAATCTTTGACTCGCATTCTTGATAACGCAGCGGTTCTGGCAAATTGTCCAGATGACTTGTTTGCATAGTACCGCTGAATTCCAGCCGGAGTTCGAGTACCGTCAGCGAACTGGTATTTTCGAACTCCCCATTTCATACCCTTAACTCCGTGGTGGTATAACTCGCTCACGTTAATCACCCCTTTAGTTCTTTAATAGCCAATGCGATACCCAATGCAGAGCTGGTAACGGCTAGTACGTTTCCGGCTGTTTCCAGAGTTCTACTCGCATATTCTCTACCTTTTGATTCTTTTTGGGGATTAAACATATCGTTATACTGTCGTTCTAAGATTTCTCTATTAATCTGGCTACGCATTTCCTGATCAGTCATGTTTGATAAATCCATCTTTGGAACTTTACGATTTCGATTAGATGTATCTACGGTACGTTTTAAATCGTTAGATAGATTCCGGCTAGAATCTACTAATCTTTTACTTCGCTCAGTATCTTCTTTTGCATATCGATTTGCATCAAACTCCAAGTCACTTCGACCATTTTTCTTTGACTGCTTATAGTATTTGCCACTAGACTCATCATATTTGTTGAATTCTTTCTCTCTAGCGTCTCGAGCGTAACGTTTCTTTCCAGCTTCAGTTATACTTCCGTCTTTTTTCTGATATCGTCGTACACCCCACTTCATACCTTTAATGCCATGGTGATAGAGTTCTCCGGTGTACGGATTTGTTATCATATCGTTCATTTCTGTTCACCCTCTTTCTTGAAATCATTTTGATTGTGATTCTGCTTCAAAGTTCAATCGCCATTCGAGTTCCTTGACTGCTTCATTGATAGCGTTCATATGTGTTGAACTTGCTGGCGGATCAAACAGAAGACGAACTTTAAGACAGATGTAACTCTTTACAGATTCAAAGTTCTCAAATCCATCCGTTAAGTATTCGACCCAAGTTTCTCTTCCAGTACTTAAACGAAAGCCACCAGATGGTCCTACTCCGAGCTGTGTAAGAATTGTGAATACTGTGTTGATGTGAATCGTTAGTATCTCATCAAATGCCGTATACTCAGGCATAAGACCGATTCCAACTTTTACATCATCGAGAATTTTGTTCTCCATAACTACTCCTCCTTTCTGCCCACTTATCGTTTCCATGGGCAAGTGTCGTTCTTAGTCCTTACTAGAGGTTCAGTCATGAGTAAACTCTCATCACCGTAATGTATTGCATTGTGCGTATTGTGAATTGTAGAGATGACATTCTCTGGATCAAGTATCATAGGATTTCTCTGTTCAATGTCTTTCAGAGTAATTGGATTAATATGATGAATAATAATCTGTCCTGTAATTTCATAACCGTCACAGCCGAGGTCGCAACCGTTATCACGAATAATTATGTCTCGTCTGAATCTCCGCCATTCGCTCGAATGATACAGTGTCTGGTTTAAGTATCGATCATAACCAAATGTGTCTTCACCAACTTGCCCAGGCAGTTTCAAATATCGGTAGCGTTGAATGAAAGTTGGGAGCTGGATGAGTTCTGAGTAAGTTTTAATCTTCGTACTCATAGTCTTCAGCGTCGCCTTGTCCTCCGTAAACTCGAAGCATTTTGATTGCATCTTCATAAAGCTGTTTAATTTCTTCGCCAGACTGGTAAGCTTTTGCCTTTGCTTCGAGAACTGTGTTTTCTTTCTTCAACTTCTCTTTTTCTAATTCTGCTTTGGTCGTTCCGAGTTTTAGGAAATGAGTTATTACCTGAGAGGATGCAGTACCGTTTAAGAACTGCTCTTCTGCTGCGTCATATGCCATAGCTATCAACTGCTGCTCTCTAGCCTCCGGAGTTAATGCTGGTGGACTTTTCCTAGTAGGTTTTGTTGACTTTGTTGTAGCTTTCGCCATTGTTACTGTCACCTCTCTTTTTGTTGTATAGTGGTATACTGTTAGATTTGTTTAGTTTTGGTATACTTTTGCAACATTTAATAGAGTCAATGAGGGAGGAAGGAATCCTTATAAGAAAGGAAGTAACAAAAAAGTATAAGGAGGTACATATTTGAGATGATGGCATAGTAGCAGGGTGGCAAACCATTTCACGCATGTATCTTTTCTCATTGACTCTATTAAATGTTGTAATAAAAAGAAGACTAACTACTCTTTCCGTTAGTTGGGATTGAGTAGTCAGTCTTGATGCTTTGCTGTTTTTCTATCGTACTGCTATTCCTCATAAATGATATCGAGACCATAAGCAACAGCAGCTTCGTGTTCGATCTTACATCCTCTTGCATTCTCCCAGCCTTTACAGAAGTATACTGTGTGGCACAGAGACATATTTTCAAGAGACTTCGCAAGGAAACACAACGGAATCTGTACTACACCGCGCTTTTCCATATTCTCATGACTGTACCATTCATCTGTAAAGGGAGTATTTACGACTTCATACCCTTTTGCCTCAAGTACCTTGATCACTCTTTCTCTTGTTTCTACTATTTCTTCGTCTGTCTTTCCGCCCATTGGCTGACTTATCATTGCTTTCTTCATATACTTATCACCTTTTCTCATAATATTGGTTACAATTTAGTAATACCCATCAAAGGGCTGTAGTATGGTTTCAAATATCGATCTCCAAATATCCCGCCGGGGAAAATATAAAGACCGGCGCGATGCAGGGAGGGGGTGTAATTTTGAAGATACCCCCTACCCACTAAAATGATATTCCATAGTATCTGTATAATTATATTTCACTATATTTTCACTATTTTTCATCATTTTTATCGGCTTTTATCCATTTCATTAATGTATCTGCATTTTATTTATTATTCGTTTCTGTTTCTTCACATCAACGCTTTACTTACAAAAGAAAGGCTTGAACATTGCGATTATTATTGACAGTTGAATTGAGGAAAACTGAAACTTTTGAATTAAACAGCAACTTCAACACTTCGCTTAACTTTCTTGAAGATATTCAAAGGATTTACAGTAAGGATTTCATCGATTGCTCTTTCCAGTTCAACTACTTTCTCTTTCTCAGTCATCCCATCAAAGTAATGAGAAACTCGATCTACATAACCACAACAATTGTAACCTTTTTCCATGTCATAATCATACCAATTGTCGAAGTCATCAATTGGATCGAAAGGATTGTCAATGGTTGTCAAAGCAATGTAAGTTTCTGTAATAGTTTCTTGTGGCATCTTAGATCACTTCCTTTCCTTTAAGATACTTACTGATTGTTGATGTAGAGAAGCCAGTCTTCTTTGCTATCTCTTCAAGTGTATAGTTTGATGCTGCTAATGCTTTGAATCTATCAGCCTGTGCTTTACTTGGCGATGTTGTAGTTTTAGGCATAGCTCTCTGTCTTAACTTATCAATGTCTGTATTATTAAGAATCTGATCAAGTTTACTAGCACTAATAGCACCAGACTGTATAGCCTCCCACTCTTTGTCTGTAATCTCTATGTTACGCTGAGACCGCTTAGCTGATCCTACTTCATTACGATATTTGGATATGGATTTCTGTCTGAGCTTACGAAGATCTTCTTTACTCATATTAGGATCGTTCTTCTGCTTCTCTTGAATCTCAGTATTAGCCCTGCGCATAGCCTCTCGCTCCTTAGGCTGGTTCTTCTTAGCCTCCTTGAGCTTAGTATCCAGTGATGTTACTTCAGTCTGGTACTGTTTACGCATAGCCTGGTTGTATGCTATATCTTTAGTGTTAACTATTTCCATTCTGGCTTTGTTACCAAGTGCCTTCATATCATTAGCATACTCAGCATATACCAGTTCCATTTGATGCTTCTTAGGTGATACAAGAGACATTGCATCGTTTGTTTCAGCCATCTTTGTACTGACCTGATTACGCTGTTTAACATGGTACTGTATTTTACCCGTACTATCTGTAAAGGTTACTTCCCCAGTCTCTTTGTTAATATGCTGTACCGGGTAGTACTTCTTAGCAGCTACCTTATCCTTAGGATCATAAGAAATAATCTTACCGTCTTCCGTACGGATGTCCACCATACCAGTCTTCTTATTCTTTCCTTTGTCGGCATAGTACAATTTTTTAGGGTCCATAGTCTTCCATACTTTAGCACCGTCTGGTAGGTCTGGATTATAATCTTTTGTACCCGGAGTATTAATCTTATAACCGCCCTGTCGTTTAGCTACTGAATACTGTCCTTTAGCACTAGACAACAATGTTGAAGCTCCACCAATCTTGATACTTCCGTCTGGCTGTATGCTCTGCTGGAATTCAGCTTTAAGAGCAGAGATGTTATTCTCTTTCTCACTAGCTTTATAATCAAGATGATGTTTCTGTGCATCGATAACAACCATACTATGCCGTACGGCTCTAGCTATCTTTTCTTCACTGGCTCCGCCGAGTGTCATATCCGTAATAAGGTTAGAAATAACGCCCATCTGTTTCTGAGTATCTTTCATTATTGGATACTCATGACCATTGCGTGTATAATGCTCTACACCATTAGAATCAACTGTTTTAGTTCCACCATATTCAACTTTCGGATCAAATCCCTCAAGCCCTTTCAATGGACGTTTGTTTTTGATTTTTATTTTACCACCTGCATCATTCGTAGGAATACACATTACAGTATCTCCGTCAAAATCTGCTCCCGATAACTGGTCTGCGATTTTATGATTGATACCTACAGCATCGATGCTTTCTCCTGAAATAATCTTCTGTCCAAGCTTATTCTTGTTGTTTACAGTAAGAATAGGAATCTCAAAGATACCTCCATGCGGGTAACGAATTAATGCTAGTTGTGTTCCTGTAGCATAGTTAGGTGCATATATTTCGTTGTCTTTCAAACTATTAATAGGAATGATAACATGATATCTCTGTCCCGGAAGAGCGGCTGCTTTCAAATGTACTGCTGCAGAATCACATCCGTCAGCAAACTTTTCAAGTAAATGTTTCTTAATAGTTGGATTCTGAAGACTACAGATTTCATCGAACTCTGCGAGCTTATCAGCTTTAGCAAGTCCTAACTGTTTCTTTGCCAGTGGTACTGCCTGTTTAGAAAGGAACTGTGATGGTAAAGCGTTTGCCCATTCAGTCCAGTCACCTTCATCCGCTCTTTTATTAATGAGTCCGAGTTTCTGTTTACCAGTCTTCTTATCGGTATACCAATACTGTCCGCCCTGGTCTGCATCTTTAATTAATGAACCAAACGGATTATCTGGATCATCTTTGATCTTTTTAAGTACATCGTTTTGTGGAGTTCCGCGTTTCTTATTAGTATTGAATACAACATCTACTCCGTCAGGCATATTATCAGAATATACAGCCATACCTTTAAGGTAGTGAGTACCGTCAACCATGATACGAACCTGTGAATATTTGGAATCACCTAACGATAAGTCCTGAACTCCTCTACGAAGTTCGATGATACCATCTTTCTCAATACCTTTAGTTCCATCACTGTCAGTATCCTCAGCGTATCTGATCTGAAGTCTCTTAGAATCAAGACTTTCCGGATATGTAAACTTTCTGTGGTATGTGTCACCGCCATCATTAGACTGGTAATCTGTAATAGTCTTTACTTTACTGTAATCATAAATATCTGAGTTCTTTGTTCCAGGAAGACACAATACTTTCTGGTTTGTCTGTTGATTTGCATTTGTTGGCTGAGGAATACCACCACCATAAATAGGACAATCTTCAGCTTTCTGTAAATAATCAAGGGCTGTATCAAGTCGTGTTCTTGTAATACCAAGATCCTGTTCTACACCGGCACCAACGTCAATCATACCTTTCTCTTTAAGCTGATCTCTAAGAAAGTTAACTGTCTCCATAGTCTGATTCATGTTATCTTCTCTCGATGGTTCTAATAGTGATCTTACCGTCGATTCGGAAATACCCATTTTTCGACCGATTTCGGTAGCACCAAAACCATCAGCTTTTAAACTTTTAGCTGTCTGAACCTGATCCAGTCTTACTTCATATTTTGCCCAGCTTACCTGTCTACGGTATTCCGTTGAAGTTAGTCCCATAGATCTGTAAATAGCTTTCTCACCAGTGTATTTCTCGCCAGTCTCTGGATCAGTCCATGTAAATCCATCTTTCTTCATTTCTTTTACACGACCAAGGAAGTCACTGCCGTGTTGGTATGGGTCTTTGCCACTTCCATACGGATATCTACCACTTCTTCTTGGCATACCATAATGCATAGCATCATTTTCGCTTTCAGCAATACCAAAATATCCAGCAATCTCTTCTGCTATGTCATTACTTTCAGAATGTCTTATTGGTTCAGAATTATCAATAGTATCAGCTAATCCATAGTACGACATTATTTCTTCTGCTATTGGGTTCATGATTACATACCCTCCTCATGAATTCTTTCCATAGTTCTACAATGTTGAATAATACAATCCATCACTGGTAAAATGTCATCAGCTGTTGGTTCGTCATGAATAATTTCATCATTCTGATAGATACATAATTCAACATCAATATCTCCTGGTTTTACTTTATACTCCAAACAGAAAAGAGCAGCATATGCCAAAAGTTGTTCCATTTTTGCAGGTGCTGTGCCGGTTTTTAAATCGTGTATTCTCAAGAAATTATTTCTAAAAGAAATAGCATCAGCTGTTCCATAACAATATGGTGAATAATATAAAATCTGTTCAGGAGTAAGTTTGAACCCTACACCGTCATTTACATAGTTTCTAAAGTTACAATAGATACGTTCCATGTCGATTACATTTCTTGGAATACCGTCGCTCAGTAAATGAGATAATACTGTAAGGTCGTCATTTTTCTTAAGCTTTAGCCCATTTCTGATAAGTGTTTCAGCAAGCTCATGTAATGATGTCCCCATAGCCTGTGCGTAGCTACTTACATATTTCTGGTAAAGCTGCTCATCCGAATATCTAAGCCAGTGAGGTTGACTAGGTGATAACGTAGCGTGTTTACCGCGTAAGTCATAATGCTTTTCAAATATCAATGTAGTGTCCTCCTTATGTATTGAAATGGTTTTGAAGTTCTGCCATAACTTCATCTTCATTTTCCGGAAATATAAACGCTGCGTAAGACATCTGATTCATCTTATCTACGTAGTAATCTTGGTTTGGCTGATGACTAGCTTTTGCACTTTTCTTAACTTCTAGTGCAGCCCAAGTATTCTCGTAAAGTATGGTCAGATCCGGAATGCCCTGCAGATATGTTGGATCATTTTTCAGTACAATGCATCCTGGAAATTCATCTTTAATTCTCCGAATGAGTTTGGACTGAAATTTAGATTCTAACATACAACCACCCTTTCTTATTAATGGACCTTATAGGAATCGAACCTATTACGTTTCGCTTATGAGGCGACTGTTCTACCAATGAACTAAAGGTCCATAAATATAGACAAAAAGAAGGCGCAATGTTTGTCCGATTTGTTGTTGATTGACTGCTTGTTTTTTGCAAATCGGGAGACATTGTACCTTCTCTTCATAACAGGATAAGTTTTAGTGACGGGCATCGAGTGTTGTAAAAATAGTAGTTTTTGGGCAAAAAAAGAAGAGCGCTTGTTTATTTCGCGCCCTCCTAAAATATCATTCTACGAATTCAAAGTGTAGTCCGGCTTTTGTACTTAGCGATGCTTGATTAGCACATCTACTAATTGCACGTCGACCGATGCCTGTATCTTGTGAGCAGTCATTAATTGATTTGTATTCTTTACCACTCTCGACACATTTTACTTTTCTATTTCGTCCGTTCTTTTCTGACAAAATATCTTTAGGTTTTCGCCACTCTAAATTACTGGCTTCTGGATTAGTCTTGTCTCCGTCCTTATGGGTAATGACCATACCATCTTCATAGCCGTCAACAAACATTCGTCCAACAAGTGTACTTACATTTCTTGTGTATTGCTTACCGTCTTCTGTAAGACTTACTCGTGCGTATCCTCGATCTGAGATATATGTAGACATTGCTCTTCCAGTTTTGTGGTTGCGAACATTCCCCTCATTACTGATGTCATATCGTGGGAACTCATCACAATGTTTCCATTCTTCATGCTCCATTGGTCTATACCTCTCTTTCTAAATATCAATAGACTAACAACTCTGTAGGAGAACACTGCAACGCTCTAGCTATTCGTTCCAGGTTATACGTGCTCGGTGTCGCTTTGGCGTTCATATATCTATTGATCATTACTGTAGATATCCCACTTCGTCTAGCTAGCACGTCTTGCGATACAGCGGTATGATGCATTTTTATTCGTAAGTTTTTCGATAGTCTGATACGATATTCTTCTTCCGAAATATCATCTTCCGCTTCCGGATTAAGGTCTTTATCGCCTAATGGTTTTATAGTCGGTCCTATCATGTCAAATACCCAGAATGTTCTATCGTCCAATCGTACAGTTATTTCCATTTGCCCACTTGGAAACCAATTTATTGTTCGTTCGGCATACGGTGGGTATACACTCGCATAGTATTCGAACATAGATTCCCAATAATCAATTCCTTTCTTCATTACATCCTCCTTAAACTAAAATATCAATAATTCTTATACCGCCCGTTAATAGATTCAGTAATTACACCAAAAACAAAAAATTACTGAATCTATTTATATTAATTCCCAAATTAAACTATTGTATAATTTTCTTAAACTATTGTTTAATTTGACTCTTATGGGAATATAAGGGTATATAAATTTTTACGTAAAACAGCGAAAAAATGAATTAATGTGTTACATAAATACCCATTTTCGACGATTTTAGCCCAAAAACAGCCATTTTTGACCATTTTTTACGTAAAAGTACTCGAATTATGTAACACATAAATATCAAAAACACTGAATTATGTAACACGAAAATTCACTGAATTATGTAACACGAAAAAACAAAAATGAATTAATGTGTTACATAAATAGGCCTTTTTGAATTAATGTGTTACATAAATATCAAAGCAATTTTACGCCCATTTCGACCAATTTATGCTGATTTACAATAAGTTTCTCAAGTGCCTCAGTCTTACTACAATGATGCACTTCGCAAATATCAGCCAACATTTTACACACATCATCTGTAGTTCTCATAGTTATAAACCTATCTTTTTTGCAATCAGCACTAACCGGTCTACCGCGTTTCTTAATATCACTCGTGACGAATCACCTCCTCTTATAAAATATTAACCTTCTTAATGCTAAACCAAGATTCTGTAATAAGTATCATTCCCCCATAATATAAGATACCATTTCTCAAATCAAATAAACCAATTTCGTCATGTTTCCAACCACTAAAATATGCCTACCTTTAAGCCTTGATATGACAGAACACAAATCCGATGTGTAAGTCTGCAATATATCTATACATCTTTATTCTCTCCTAAAATTCTTCCTCTAAATGCATTCCAACCATTATTATAACCTTCACAGTATTCGTCCATCTCATAATAAGTATCATGTTCTTCTTCAGGAATTTCTTTTAACGGACACCAATTTGGTTTGCTCTGACAATAACCACCAGCACACTCGATACGTCTAAAGAAACCATTATATTCATCTCCAGACATGACCGAACACTGAGCATCAATACCGTCATTAATCTCGAAACAAAACATACAGTCTATACACTCTTCAGATAAATACCCAGTATTTCGTGTACCACCTACAGTACCTCCACACATTCCAAACACAGCATACCCTTTGTCTTCCCTAGCGGTATAACAAGACTCATGTGAATGCCACAATTTAAACCTCTGAATCATTGCTTTAATTTTCTCAAACATTACAATCGCCTCATAAAATCTTTAGCACCAAGCCCAGACTACGGCGGTAACAATCCCAATCACATGTAACACTATCCATATTGTTAAAACAGTCTGATAGAGAATACTATCATCAAAAGAATCGTAAAAATCATCTAGTATGTACTTCCATATATAACAATACACAATAAGTCCAACTACTATACTAGCTATGCGTAATCCGAGTTTTAAATTTTCCATAAATATAATCACCTCACTAATCTACATATACCTTGCACAGATGAAGACCGCAAAACAAGCCACCGCCATTCCAATCAGAAGTGGTTTTAAAATATCGATGAGTCTGCCGCCACTTAGATCCCCAGGCTCCATTTCCTCTATCTTCTCTGGCGCAACCTCTTGTTTATACCACTTACGAAGCTCGCGTTTAGCACCATATTTTGTCCAACAATACCGAGTCTCTCTAAACCATACACCATCGTCCTTATACTTCACTTGACCAAACCATAATCCCAAACGTTTAGCATACTTAACTCTAAGTTTCATTCTTATGTCTCCTTATAAACTACAAATCATCAAAAACACAAATAAAGCAACGACAAGTAAATGCATTCCAATAAAGAAACGACACCATATACTCATAACACGATCAAAGCACCACTTATCATACTTAGTTTCGATCCACTTATCCCAGTTAACAATAATCATAATCACTGCAACCGCGTAAAGAATAATCATACTCCAAACAAACATTACCATAAAATATCATTCCTCCTTTACACCAAGCCTACATTCAATAATCGCATAATAGGTACTATCATGTTCTTCACAATATCGTTTAAACACAGCTCTGTAGTCATCACCGACTTTTAGCTGTTCCTCATATACGATGTTTCGATCGGTATCCATAATCACCAGGTATGAACATTGCTCTATACTAATCTCTTTCTTACCTGTATCTCCGATAACCCATTTAGTGACAGCCTCAACATACTCATCTGCATACTTACGTTTAACCTCTTGACAAAGATCACAGCTGTGCTTTGACCGAATTTCTTGAACTGGACAGCCAGTACACCGTGTCGCCGAATCACACATCTCTTGTGCAAACATAACTACTTCAGTTGCAGTAAGCTTAGTAATAGGCTCAAACATATCATCGGTCCAACTGCAGAGCTCATAGTCCGGATCATCAATACGGTAGAAACTAGTATACACTTCAGATATCTTGACAATCTTCCCTAATAATGTATACATACGCCACGTAAAAATGCCATCGCCATATATATCGCCAACTGCTAAATCTTTTCTAACCCTTAATCTGTCCCCAACCTTATATCTCATACTATTGCCTCCTAATACGCTTCCACTACTTCAAGTTTCTTCAGATCCTCGATAGACCATACAGTAGAAGATATAACTTTAACCATTGGAAACTGTACGTCAAAACCACTAATATACGTGTAATCGGAGCCAGCAACGCACCCTCTACTAAACCACTCATCGTTAACTGCATAAACCTTCTTACATACAAATAGTTTACCATCCCTGTCTCTAACAATATATTTATAAGTGTTACCAATACAATCAAGAAACCTTCTATCGCTCTTAGAAATCACCGGAAGTTCAACATATTCTGATTCAGCCCACTCCTTTATACAATTCCTACAAGATGAAACACATTCTTTAAATAAGCATTTACCACATGAAATAGTAGTACAGCTCATCGGTAAACCAGTTGATTTCTCAATAGCTAAAGGCTTTCCTTTACAAACAATATCAACGATCTCTTTTGTAAATTTTTCTTTATTTTTCATAAATATCAATCCTTTCTTTTACTCTATTTATAACCTTGCAGACTCTCCATTAACATTATTAAAGTATCTATCATCGGTATACTCTTCATTTAACCAACAGGACACGTCAAAGTGACAATCACTTGACCAATAAAACAGACACTCACGGCAATCTATTAAAAGACAATTGGCAATGTCGCCTGCCAAATTACACGTTACAATACCACCGTGCAATTCTATCTCAGAAATTTCTTTCGTAAACTTTTCTTTATTCTTCATAAAACACCAACCTTCTTTAAGACATCTCCCACTCGAAGTCATATAGTTTATGAATATGGTGGTAACCGTTATGTAACTCACCCTTGTATCTTCTGATTTTCCTATTAGACTGATTCTTAACATAAGAACTGCGTTTTTCTCTGTATAATCTTTTATAATAGGGTTTTGGATTCTTGACATAGCCAGCATTTTTTAACCAGACCTCATCCGTATACACCACTGGTACAAAATAGCCATGTCTAGCTTTATATAAACGCTTTAATTTATTGCGATGCTTATCATACCGCTCACGTTTATTATGTCTTCTGGTCATCATTACAATTTCAATATTATCATCTTCGAAAATTGGACAATTAGCACTGCAACAATAATGACAACATTCGTGCATCATAAATATCAACCCTTTCTTTTATTCTATTTATAACCTTATCCAATCCATACCAATTCTACTGTTCCTGTAAAAATGAATAATGCTAATATCCAACAAATCCATCCCGATAGTATGAATAGGATACTTAACTTTTTGCTAGTTTTAAAAAACGTATTCAACAGATCTATTGTCAGACATACCGTCACAAATAAACTCATAAGTCTAATTAATAAGTTCATACTCTTCCACCACTTCCAACTTTTTTAAGTCTTCGATCATCCACGGCTCTTCGTCTGACCATTTAATCATTGGAAAGTCAACATTGAAGTGTCGATTCAAATGTAGATAACGTTCATGAATCAAACCAACTGAATTCCAACACGCATTTACTTTTTTTGGCCGTGTTTCGTATACAAACAACTCACCATTTTCATCCCTTGCAATGAACTCGTGTTCTTCTCTAAGATACTCCAAAAACGCCTTATCTCTTTTAGAAAGCACAGGTCTCTCAACATATTCTGAGTTCGCCCATGCGCGTATCTTATCCCTACAATACGGATTGGTTCTATCGTAAAATATACATTCTTTGCAACTCGTTTTTTGACATATACACGGTTTCCCGTCCGCTTTAACAGCAATAGTCTTCCCATCCAAATATGTGTCTATAATCTCTGTCATATACTTTTCTTTATTCTTCATAAAATATCAAGCCTCCTTAACAACAGCTCTAAGCTCCTTAACCGCATAATAAGTACCTTCATGTTCTTCACAATACCGTTTAAGCATCTTACTAAGACTATCACCATGCTTTATTCTCTCTTCACAGACAATATGTCCATCATGATCCTTAATAATAGCGTAAGCGCAATACTCTGTCTTAATCTCTTTTTTCTTACTAGCATCTCCGACAACCCATTTTGTGACAGTATCTATAAACTCGTCTGTGTGCTCTATCTTAACTTTTTTACAACTACAATAGCTGTACTTGGATCGAATTTCAATAACGGGGCAGTTAGAGCACCATTCGCCCGAGTCACACATAACTTGACCAAAAGCAACAACTTCAGATGTAGTAAGATCAGTTATAGGTTCGAGCATATCATCAGTCCATACGAATAGAGCACCGTCGCATATATGATAATAACAAGTATACACTTCAGATATTTCTACAATTTTCCCAAGATAAGAGCACATTTTCTTATCAAACAAAACCCCACCATATACATTACCAACTACTAAATCTTTTCTAACTCTTACTCTGTCTCCAGCCTTATATCTCATATCATTACCTCCTAATACTCATCTACTACTTCAAGTTTCTTTAGGTCTTCAATTAGCCATGGTTCGTCATCACCCCATTTAATCATTGGAAAGTCAACATTGCATTTTAGATACAACCCATCGTAATTAGTGTCTGTCCAACTGCCAAAGCTTTCTATCTTACACGGCTTTGACATGTATGTAAATAACTTACCATTCTCGTCTCTTGCGATATACTTATCCTCGTCTCTGATATAATCCAAAAATGTTCTATCACTCTTAGAAATCACAGGTCTCTCAACATACTCAGAATCAGCCCACTTCTTTCTCGAATCATAGCAAGCATAGCGATTCATCTCATTAAGTAAACATTTACCACAATGCAGCTCACGACACGACGCGGGACTTCCTGTGCGTTTATCTACACCAAAACTAACATCCTCACAAACAATATCTACAATCTCTTTCGTATACTTTTCTTTATTCTTCATAAAAGATCAATCCTCCAATCTCTGACCACATCTATCACAATAAGCCTGTGTTGGTACCTTATAATCAACCACATAACCGCACACCGGGCAATGTATACGGTGGTCATAACCTACATATTTCCCCATCTTTGTATTCTTAGCTTTAAGTTTCTGGTACTCTTCCCATTCTCTTATAGTGAATCTACGCCATATCATCTCCTCGCGTTCTTTTAGACGTTTATATTCTTCCATCTCATTTTCTGTAATTAAAAACATCTTCTGCGCCATGTTTGTTCTCCTTTCCAAAATATCAATCATAAAAGAAAAGAGCCCAAGTCAATTATGACTCAGACCCTCAAAGGTAAAATATCATTATTTAGTTTCTGATTTTTTATCCATAATTCTATTCGTAACATAATCACCAATAAGACTACCAATTAGACAACCTCCAACTCCAATAGCCCAGCCTTTAATCAGACCTTTACGATATAACATACCGCCCCAATTAATTAAAGCCTTTGTATTCCCGCTGGTTTCAGCTGCCAATTTAGCAATAATTAGTTTATCATCTGTCGTCATCATAATGATTCTCCTTTCAGAAATATAAATTTTTATTTACCATAACAGCCCAAGAAATAGTCGCGAGAAACAATCATACAAGTTTTCTACCACAGTTCGGACAATATTTAATCAGAATATCAACACGAGCAATACTACCAATACCAGCAAGAGCATATAAGTCAGCCTGCAAAATAGGTTTTCTAACAGTGTCCGCCTCAGTAATATATAATCGTAGCCCTAATACATCAGAAGAATCACCAATACCAATGAAAGTGCCACCAATATCATTTGTCATATCAGACTTACCACCAATAGTTTCAACTTTACAAAAATCACACATAATTAATACCTCCTTTAAAATATAGCGGTTCTAAAAATGAGACAAAAGAAGAGTCTAAGTCAATTAAGACCTAGGGCTCCTCTCGAAAGCTTATTCTTTAATTCCGCCATGCTTTTCTACCAACTGATTAACAATATCAATTGGAACATACGCAAACACTGTTTCTGTTGTATCGGGTTTATTCGCATAATCAGCGATAAGCTCGTCCAGTTCACTCGGGAAGCCTAGTTCTACTTCACTGTACGGCCATGCTTTAATCCTACGGGGCTCGCAGCAATGCACGTCGCTAGCTTGTACCGATATCACGAAACCGTCGTTACACTCTATATGCTTAGTTATCTGCGGAATCTCTACAACACCATCGTATACTCTACTATGATAGTTCCTTTTTAAATACTCGTTAACCTTATCCATTTTCGGTCTCCTTCCTGAATCTAAAAATACCCTTCCATAACAGCCCATGTAAAGTTAGCGAGTGTTATTTCTTTTACCACCAAAATTAATTCCAAACAAGGCGCCGTTAGACTCCGGGACATTCAAGCCAGTAATAGCACAAGTTAATCTTATCGCTAAGTTACTATCCCCACATTTCTTATAGAATTCTGTAAATGTTTCGTAGAACAGGTCAACAGCGTCTTTTATATCCTTATCCATAATTATCAATCCTCCTAATATTCATCCACAACTTCTAGGTTCAGCAAATCTTCGACTAACCAAGGTTCATTATCTTCCCATTTCACCATAGGAAAGTCTGCGTTAAAACAACTAGTTATACGAGTAGGACCAGAAGTGCCGGTGCCCCACATGAATAAGGTGTTATACTTACTGGGCTTTTTAATATAAGAATACAACAGCCCATTTTCATCTCTTGCTAGGTATTTGCGATCCTTTTTCAGACATTCAAGTAATACTCTATCTGCTTTGCTAATAACAGGTCTTTCAACATACTCCGACTCGGCCCAGGTAAGTCTATCGCTGCTACAGCACCCATTGATAGCATCATAAATTAAACAATCCCTGCATTTAAGGTGTATACACATCGACACATTACCATTGCGTCTATTTACACCAAAACGCGATCCACTGCAAGCAATCTTAATAATATCCTCAGCGTACTTTTCTTTATTCTTCATAATTATCAATCCTCCTCAGAATCTAAATACTCAATATTATCATAATCGTTCACGGTAATTCCCCAAATCTTAGACGGACCGAAAATAAGCTGCAGTATGATCTGAGCCTCATCGATGAGAACACCTTTATGTAGTATATTAGTCTTCATAAAACCTGGATTTCGTCTTATTAATAAAAACTCATCAACCGATAACGGCTCTGGAATATCATACCTCATTTCTTTTGCCTGTTCGCGAATGCAATCTGCCATGTATCTACTCGGTGCTATAATAGTAGCTCCCGTCTTAGCCGATTTCGTAATTAATGATGTTGTCTTTCCGCATCCTCTTGGTCCTATATAAATTTTTGTATCCATAACATTTACTCCTTTTAACTTAAACGTACAACAAAAAAGAGTCTAAGCCATTTCTGACCTAGACCCCTTCTGAATCTGAAAAAATACTAACATCACTTGCTCTTACCACCACGAGTTTCTCTCACTGTCTTTTCACCGTCATAATATACAATTGTGATTTTCATACATTTCACCTCCATTTAAGTGAAACCAATTCTATCACAAATATAAATTAAATCAAGTATTGACTTATAAGAACTAGAAAAACAAAGGGGCAAGTATACCACCCCTCTGAGAAATTACTGATGAATATAAATCTCATAAACATCAAGATTATCATCATTGTAAATATCAACTTCGAATTTCATACCCATACATTCAAATGGGTAGTCTTCATATAGTTCAGCGTCATTAGGTAGTAATAACGTTGTAGATCCTCCATCTGGAAAACCTATAGTTATACCCCAATTAAGCGGACTTTTAATAAAGTACACTTGAAGTATGAACAGTTCGCCTGTATTGTCGACCTCTAATCCAATATTTACGAAATCACTTTTACGACTCACCTGAATTCCTCTTATATTTTTGTCCATATTGAACCCTCCTTTGTTTTTTCATAACATAGTAGGATTCTATCGCGATTTCTAGTAACCTCTGTACTTTAATTATTCAGCCAGTCCTCGAGTATCTTTTTATCAGCATTTTCATACATCTTACAAGTCTCATTTACTAACTGTTCATTAAACATATCTTTAGTCTTACACCGACCATCTGGATAATCTTCAGGATGGGCTACTTCTATCTCACATCTCTCGAAAAATGAACAAGTTAAGCATTCGTGAAGTCTTCTAAGTTCATTCCTGCTCAGATCCATTTACAGCACTAATCCTTACATCCCGATTCAAATATTTAATGTCAGTAATACTATCAGCATTTAAAGTAGCCCCATGAATCGGAATACCACAAAAAGCGACGTCCAACACCAATTGGAGCTCATCGATCAATAAACCATGTTTTTTCATATAAGAATCATTAAAATACTTCCGCCCAGTTGTAATCTCAGAAACTGTCACAGGGAACGGAATATCATAGTCCATCTCTTTAGCCTGTCTGTACACTGCACGCGCCTGACATTTGGTTGCTACTAAAATATAATCTCCAGTCTCTGCTGACTTCTTAATCAATGTTGTTGACTTACCAGAACCTCTATCACCTACATAAATATCCATTTTCATAACATTTACTCCTTTTTTTTCATTTCTTAATGTACAAACTGTTTCATATGTCATTTCATTAGCTGCAAGATCTGTACGTGCTTTCATAACTTTCTTCAAATAATACTCAACAAAAATATCAATAGCCCTTTCACGATCATCCTCACGAAGCCAAATCATGCCGTTATATACATCACACTCATCACCACTACACAGATACTTATGTCCATTATGATATGATTTGAAATATGCACGTCCACGAGTACAGTTCGATATAAGACCGTATATATCATCAATGTATTCAAGCGTACCTTTCGTAGACTCTAATTTACCTCCAAATATCCAGTATAACCATACTTCATCCATATCTAACTCTCCTGTGTAGCTCTTAATACATATCCTACATTATCGACATAACACTCGTGCCAAATAGTGATAGGCTTTTCATCACCATCTGTAAGGTCAATCCAAGCTGCCAACACTGTATGATTAAATCGCATAGTTTCTACAGCTAGCAACGCCGAGTCCAACGATAAACAACAGTCATATGAACTTTCTCGATAAGCAAATCTATTAAAATTATCCTGAATAATATAGTTAGTCCAATATCTTTTCATTCTTACCACCCTTTCTAAAAGAAAAAGAGAAGCTAATTAAAGCCTCTCTTAATATCGTTCATCAATCTGTTATAAACTACCCCTTGCGTTTGACAACCATGGGTCAGCACTCGGCGGCTTTGCTGTATATTTTTTCGCAAACTCATCTGGTGAAATACGAACAGGATTTTCAAAAGTATCAACATTAGCTTCATAGGCTTCACTATCAGAATCCAGCATATCAAATAACCAATCTGTAATAATATCCATAGCCCATGAAATATCAAATGTGCTACCTGCAGCTTTTGGATGACCACCACCTCCGTAATTATGAGCAATTTCAGTACCAAGATTAATATCATCTCGAATTGTACGATAGCTAACCCTGCCACGTGAAATATCAATCATAGCAATGTAGGCAAGCTCAGGATGTATCTCACACAGACGATTACCGAGCTCACTAAAATACCGCTCAGCAAATATAACACCATATGTATTACCCCACTGGTCTGTTTTAACCGTAATCTGCTTCTCCTTTTGCTCTATATAAATATCAATCTCGTTCTGCTTCTGTTCGAGTAAGAGTGTATCAGTTTCTGAGAAATATGGGAATGTATGCATAGGTGATAGAAGATATAAGTTGTAAATATTATCCATAGCCCAATCGATAAATTTTTCCTGACCATAAATATAAAAGAGGTCGTTCATCTGCTTACTAACAAGCCCGTCTTCTCCAAGTTCTTTCCAACGCCAAGTATCATAATTTCTCACAATGGTCGCGAATCGTTTTATATTATTTTTCATCGCATGACTCGAATAACTACCGGATAGCGTGTTTCGCAAATATAAATAGAACAATTCGGTACCACTAGTCTTTATACCATCTAAATATTCATATACAGTACACCAAAAGTAGTTATCCAATCTAAGAGCAGTTCCATGATGATCGAATAAACGTACTGTTCTCTCAGTCTTATCTAAACAGTCAATCATACTAGCCACCTGATCGGAGACCGAAATATCAGTAATGAAAATCGAATCGTAACTCCTGTACAGATCTTCGTTTTCCAGGAATGCTTCTACTTTATCATCCACATCATCATAGTTACAATACTCAACATCTACATTCTCTTTCCCAAATGCCAAATACGCCAAAACAACACATCCAATTCCATCGAGATCGGTGTGTGTGAATAATTTAATTTTCATAGATTTAAATCTCCTTTATTTGTAATATAAGTCACGCTCTTCCAAAGTGTTAAAGTGTGGAGGATTATCGTAACTAGTACTGCCACCCTCGTTTTTCGTCTTTTTAGGTCTACCTACTTTTTTCTTAGCTGGTTTTGAATCAGCATATGACTCCCGAATATCAGAAACCTCTCTTTGTAATGCCTTGACCGTATTGTTAAAATTCTCCCGAATATCTTCATAAGACATCTGCATCCATTCTTTTCTCTGAGCACACTCTTCAGGACTTCCGCATCTCATATACTGTCTATACTCAAATAGTAAATTATTCAATGCCTTCTTTCTTTTTACATCAGACAAACTACTACAAAGTTCTTCTACGATTTCTAATTCTTTTGGTGTTAACATAATATTAAATCTCCTTTTATCTTACTTTTTTGATATATAGATGCATATCTGAGTCATTTCCAACAGTTTTGAACTTATATACTCTGGATTGTAAAATATCGTCTGATAATACTTCCATAGCAACAATAGCACTTGCTGAGAAACGACCGCATGGCTCATATACATGAACTGTGATATTCTGCCTCGCATCGAGAATTTTCAAAACATCAATAAGTTTAAAACGACCGTTCTCCATTACATTTTCGCTTTTCTCAATATATTCCTCTACATTTTCAAACACAGCTAATGAGACTAAATCAGTTTTAGAATAATACCACAAAACATTATAATAAAGGATTCCTTCCTCAGCCGCACATTTAATCTTCCTGATAGCCGTGCCATCGTCATCAAGTAGTTTTAAATAACTAGTACCCGGCTCGTAAAAATCACCGTCAAAATATGCCTCTCTATGATATAAAATAGCTTTGTATTCTTTAACTGTAGTTTTACCACTTCTAACATAAGCCCATACACTTCCTATACATTTCATAATATTAGTACCTCCTTACTTTACAAATAAATACATACATACATATACCAACATGTAGCACATCGTAAGAATCAAAATCATCCAGTACTCCCAGTTGAGAATACCACACCCCATATGATTTAAGATAAGACCTTCACCTAACATAATCAGTGTGCTAATAATAAATCTAAGAATGTGTCCCATTACTAATACCCTCCTCTATCAACTGCATTTTCAAAAGGTTCGTAAAAGTGGTCTTTCTTCTCTGCAGTGCTTCTTCCAACTTATTAATCTTCTCATTCTCATCTTCCATGAAAATATCAATAGCTTTAAGCTTGTCTGCTTCTGGGAACCATACGTTATGGTTATACAGAACACCTGCTGTCGGATCACAAGTCAGTACACGAAGAATCTTTTCATCGTCATTAATAATTCTAAATATAGCCTTATATTTCCCCCGTACCTGTAAATCCCCTTCATACTCATAGAGCTTTCCTCTGTAAAAATTGTATAAATATACTTTCATAAATATCGATTTTCCTCTATATTCTTACACTGTTTTCGGGCACGTTTCGTGAAATACATATAACGTTTCATTCGACAATCTTTCTTGTCCGCACCATTAAGTAAATACGAATTTCGTGCTTTTCGCTTTTTATTTTCACTTGCCATTATTCACATACCTCAAGTCCTTCTGCTTTGAATTTAGCTACAGCATCGTATATAAGTTTCTTAATAGCTTCACGATTGTCAATAGAAAACCTATCTGGTAATGAAACAGTCCCGTGATATATCTCCTCATTGAAATTGTTATAAGATTTAACATTTGTTCTAACCGGGCGACTACCATATATAATTTCATGTGATGTTATACCGATACTATCACGCATACAGAAGCTAACACCACGATTTATTTTAACATGCGTTAATTCTTTACCATTACAAATAGGATATTCTTCAATGCGCATTTCTTCCAAGTCAGCTCCTTGATGCAAACAAACATAACGTTCAGCATCTTCCCGATTTATACACACTGTTTCAATATGATAGTCTGAATACTCACCAGCAGTCACTACATATACTTTATCTATCTTATTCATACTGTACACTCACTTTCACATCCGTCATGTCTTTAATAGCTTCATTGATTATCAATTTAGCTGCTTCACCACTTAAAATTCTTCCATTTATCATGTACATCTCATTTTTCTGATCTACACTAAACATATCGCATATCATCGGTATAGTCATAATACTCTCCTTTTATCACGCTTCCTCTAATTCGCCAAATATTTTTTCATAAGCATTAATGTCATATTTAAGTAACATATGCTTAGCTTTTTCTTCGTCAATAGCAAGCGCACCACCTTGTTTAAATACAATAAGCCAGCGTCCCTTTAGTGATTTATATAATTTTACATTCACTGGGCGTTCGATTATATTTAAAGTATGCATACACTTAGCAGATATACAATCCATTTTATCAGTATCGTATTTAAGATCATTAAACACATAAACCATAATAAAATTACTCCTTTCTTAAGCTTCCAATTTCTCCAAGATCTCATCAAGCTCGTCTCTTAATTTACGAGTGATAATACGTGACTGCAGAATATCACTCAAACTTTCATCATGCTCAACTTTATGTTTAGCAGCCATGTAATTGTAATAAAATGTTGGCGAACGTCTAACCCCCAGCAACACAAGAAACTTATACAGCTTACCGTTAATGCACTTCTTATTCCAATGTTTCCATACTTTTAATCTTAATAACATTGTTTTACCCCTTTCTTTCTACGATCTCCTTATATGCAGTAACGTCCCAGTCATTACCATCACCTGACCAATCTAATAGCCATCGAATTTCGTCGATAGTCAATTTCAGAACATACTGTTTGATAAATATATGCATAGGTAAATCATTCTGAAAATACTGATAACGGCATCTATACAGAACATTATCTCTAAGATTCGCCATATTTAATTCTGATGTACTAGGTCTACCACGTTTGCTTTCCATAAACTCATTTCTCCTCTCTAGTAGATACAGTAACACTAAGTTTACAGTCATAATTACTCCCACGTACCTCCTTCGCTTTAAGACACAGAAAATCTAAAGAAAGATATTTAAGAGCATATAGTGGTCTAATAGTACCAAAAGGATGAAGACGATCGTTGAGATATAAATCTACCTCTATATCAGGATCTGTTACTATCAAAATATCATTAAGTGTCATAATTATTTCTCCTCACAATTTATTATCACGACAATAGCGTTAGACGTTTCCGAAGCTTTGATATTAAGTACCTTAGCCCCAATCGTGTACATATTAAAACATTTAAGTGCATATAAAGGTTTTATAGCACCAATGTAATGTGAATCATCATTCTCGTACAACCCTATAGTGACCTCAGGATCTGTTACCATCAAAATATCATTAAGTGTCATAATCAATTCCTCCTTATACTTTCATTACAAAAAGAAAAGAGCCTAAGTCAATCAAGACCTAAGCCCCATCGGTTTAGATTTCGTCTAAGATAATTCCCTGTGGTTTGAAGTCTAACAAATATACAAAACTCTCGCCCCGACGATATATCATATAAATATCACCTACAGTCATTCCTTCTTTATAAGTCCAACCCACTAACTGTCCAGTCTTTGTTCTCGAAAAACCCAGCATATCGTAAGCTTCGTTCAAGAATAAATATCCTCTAGTCACCAACAAATCATATATATATTTTCGTTTGTTATTTAAAGTAAACCTATTCATGACGTTGTCTTTCATCCATAACCGGTTATTCTCGTCAAAAAATCTGCTATAGTTGTCCTCCTCAAGCTGAATGACTGCAATATCAGTACCAACGTTATCACCAGACATAAGCCCTCTCAATTCATCTACTGTTCCTTCAAATTCAATTTTCATAATCCATTACTCCTTTCTTTAACTACAAAATCTTTACCATAACAGAATATGATTTATTCGCGTCTACCGCGTACGGTTCTTTTATACTCTTTGCTCATTAGATCAACAAAAATATCAGAGCGGGTACGTCCTGTCTTAGCACTCAACTCTGATAACATATCTGCCTCTTCATCGTTTAACCGAATCCGAATACCTTTTCGCTTAGCGTTCACTTTTGGCGGTCTACCTCGCTTTTTAATCAAAAATATCAACTCTCCTTATCTTCTTCTATTCTACGTCCAGCCCCATAACAATCCTGTAAGTATCTTCTATATACAGCCGCCATATCATCACGAGCTCGTCTCATAGCTTCGGCCATTTGCTCATCATAATAGGTGTTATTTATTGTTATTTTGTTATTATAGAGATCAGTAACAACAGCATCATCTATAAGTGGGTAATTCTCTCCTATAAATATTTCCATATCGCCAAAACCAGCATACGATATCCGAGCAAGTAAATCGCGCAATGAATCAACCGTAAATTGTTTTCGCATAATGATCAGTCCTCCTCTTCTCTGCATATTGGACCATAACTGTCAATTAATACTAAATCGTGTATTGTACTATCAATATCCATTTTCTTGTAGACGTCACCTGTGAAGTTAACCCCATAGTTAGTTTCTTCATGACAACGCTTTAAGAACTCTGCTTTTTCATCAGTATTAAGGTCGTAGATTCGATTAAGAAATTCATCAACACTTAACTGATTTCCTTTATACAATGCTACATAATTTTGAACCCTATCTTCACGAATAACTGGTTCATTAGATATATGTAAGAACTTAAACAGTTCGGTGACACAATCGTTGCATAAATCGAATTCTATACCACGACCGCCGTTATAGAGACTTCCTAACGTAATATAGTCAACTGTTCGGTCTCTATGTCTCAAAGACATATCCTTACAATCTGTATAGTATTTACCACATCTATCACATTTCTTAGCATTACTCATAATTTTCTTTACCTCCTAAATTTAAACAAAAAGAAAAGAGACCCCTAAATTAGAGTCTCACCTCACGCATCTGCTTAGCGATTTTTAATTTGCGTCTCCTTTCTTTTTCGATTTTTGCTTGTAATTGATCAATTTTTAGTGATATGATCATCACAATAAGCTCTATTACCATAATGCTTGTCGGTACGTCTATGCCAAATAAGCATAGATTCACTGCCATCATCATTAAAAACGCTGATATTGCAAAGATCCAATCCATTAATTTTCTCATAATCAATTCCTCCTTAATCTTTCTATAACAGCCCAAGAAAGATTCGCGAATTGGTGTACACACATCCTCAGCTCCCACATTTACTGTAATACCGATTTCAACTAACGTAATTACTGTATACACAATAAATATAAAAAGAAGAGCCCAAGCGTTATGCCTGAGCTTCATTCTCTTTCAAGTAATTTTGGATCTGTTTATACAGACCATCACTCAAAATATACTCGTTATAATCTGTTCCGAATACAGAGCCTAATCTACACATTACCCTTTCTGGTTTTACTCCAACCGCTTCAAGTAATTGTATAAAATAAGTCTCTCCTTCTGAACCAGGTTTTACTTTCATTTTGTGTATTCCCATAAATGTAATCCTCCTTTTACTTTTCTATAAGAGGATATGTAATCATCGCGGACTACTTGCCAGCCTTATACTTCTTAGGTTTACAGGAAATATTGTCCAAAGGTTCACCTATACAATCCCTGCATGGTCGTTTATCAGCAGGCATTACATAATACCGACAAGTCTTACAATAGAGACCGAAATATAATTCTTTAACTTCATTCTCCACTGCTACTCATCTCCATTTCTACATACTCTCGATGAAGTACTGCAATCTTAAAAGCAACGTAATCACGAGAATTCTCATCTGGTAAATATCCAGCCAATAATCCTTTTACCACTGCTTCGAATTTTGTATCCAATTCTTCTTTTGTTTCTGTTCTGCTCATTTTGTCTCTCCTTTTTTCTAGGTCTTAACACACGCTTGTAGCTGTATGTGTCTCTACCGTACCAAGTTTCTTCACACATCAAATATCATCTCACTTATGTAATAATAAAAAATCCCACAAGCCTATAACAGACTCATGGGAATACCACTAATTAAATACTGTAAACACTTTTTATCTCAGTTGCTTTAAATTTAATCGGATTGCTGAACTTTTTACCATAGTCAAGTCTGAGAAGATCAGCCGGTACATTATCCACAGCATCAACATATTTGTCTACAATACCTTTGAACCTACTAGCTCTTTTAAATTAATCATATGCACATCTACCTCAACACTTTTGAAATATCACCGTCTCGTATTGTTATAGTATCCCAATCGGGTCCTGGTAGTTCAACATCAATTAAATATGCTACCCCAGGTTCTAATATTTCAACTACAACACCGTGACGTCCGTCTTTTAGAATTACTTTATCATATAATTTTACAGTCATTTCGACACCTCTTTCTTTGTTACATAAGCACTCGTTAATTTTATACTAGTTCCGTTCTTTTCTTGAATCCAAGCGGTGCATACGTTTGCCGTTTTTCCGTTTGGACCGTTTAAATTCATCACCTGCTGATACCGCATTCCATACCCGTCATCACCTTTTTCTTCCAATTTACGTGAATCGAAATTATCAGAAATATTAGCCATGAGCTCTTTATAATTATCTAATGTATATCCTAAAGCCACCTCAAACGCGTGTGCTTTGTCTGGTGCTTTATTTGGATTCAAAGCATATTGTGTAAACTTTTCTTCTGGCATATTGACCCTTTTAATTTTAGTGTTCCTATCCGAACTATTTGTGTTTAAAATCTCCTCATTACGATCAATAGGATAAGGCGGTCCGTTCTTTACACCCCACTTCATTCCTTTTACACCACTATGCTCGATATCTTTGTTGTTGTCAAGCTCATTCAGTACTTTTCTGATTCGCTCTAAAATAATCTCAACAGACTTTCTGGTCTTCCTGCTCAATTTCATATACGGGCCATTTTTATCATACCAGTCAAATATCTCATACAAATTCTCAGACCGCCAACTGAATGACCACCAATCACAAATCATTTCGAGAATATAGTTTTCGGGCATATCCATGATTGTCTCAGCTTCGTCCGGATCGTCATGATTCAGAATCCAATACTGCCAGTGATGAGGGTTACGATGAATATGAAGCAGCCAAGCATATTCATAATCCTGAATAACCTGATATGATCTATTCTTACCATAGAAATATTCATCATACGGCTCGTACTCATCTTCGGTATTCTTGCTACGATCATGATCAAAACAAATCTGCTGTGTTAATCTCAACTCCTGATCGACTGGCACAAGAGACGGTATTTTATCACGAATGAACTCAAATGCTTTCTTCACGCCATCTTTATGATCCTGTAAATATAAATCATACTCTCTGCTCATTTAACATTCTCTCCCTTTTCTCTTTAGCTTCTGCGTGCTTTAAATTATCATCTTCTCTTTTCAACTTCACTTCAACAGCGCGTAACACATCACTTTCGCTAATATGAAAAATGGACTTAAGGAATTCGAGACAAATATATGCATCTGCCATCTCTTCCAAAAGTCCAATCTTATCGTCATAACCACGAATATGTTTGCTTACTTCCTGCTGCAGTTCTGCAAATTCTTCCATTGCAATAGTACATTTAGTTTTCCAATTACAACTCTTTAGACTTCTTCCAATAATATTCTTACGCTGCTTCTTGGAATAATGCGGAGCGTCTTTCAGTCCATTTACAAATCTTTCCCTATTCATTTCTTATCTCCTGTCTTTTTATTATTTCTTTATATTCTTCTACCCATTCGTCCGGTATTGGCTCACCAACCAATGCATAACGACACATAGCTTCATAAAGGATATCTTTTCTGTAATTATCGCACATGAATTCCCATAAAATTCTAGGTATCACCCCTAATGGTGGTTTTGTTACACTCATCTCATATCTCCTTTAAACTTACTCCAAATACAACACCACGGTAGTTTCTTCCAAGCCACCACGTCGTACCGTTCGCAGTAAATATCAGTGAATACGCGATAATCCTCAATTGGTGCTTTACCAGACTCATACACTTTGTATCCGTCAAACACTGTCTGTCTTGTATCATTGATCCATCTCTGATCCCATTTACGAAAATATAAGTACAGGACTTTTGGCTCGTTCACTCCATATCCATCCTGTACTGTACAAAGATACCAACCGTCTTTTCTTGGTTTGAAGAAACGGTACGGTCTCCAAAAGTTAAATATCAATGTTCTTACCTCCAATCAGTATATTAATCGTATTTAATATAGATTCTTCGTACCATATAGCTACTACATGGTTACGTAACAGCTCATCAGACAGCGAACCTATATGGTAACCTTGCACGATACACATAATTTCTTCGCCATCCTCATCTGCATTTAACAGCCTGATATCGTTTGCATTAATAAGTGGTAAGACGTCACGTAGTAGTACATCTTTGATAATCTTACTTTCTGCTTTTGTACATTCAATATTACTCATATTTTTCTCCTCTTCTAATTGAATTCATAGTCTTCTGATTCATTCTGGTAAATCATGATCTTGATTGGCTTACCATTGCTACCATCACTCTCAATGTGAATGATACCATTGAATTGCAAATAGTTATTACCATCCGGATCGACCATTGTAAGACTCCCATCTTCTCTTTTATCTGACACTGAAATACTAATCGGTTCCAATAATTCTGCTTTCTTTTCACTTCCACTGCAGCCTGCCAATCCAAGTGTAGCTGTAAATATAAATAATCCTGCTATAAATTTAGTCTTCATTCTCCTACTCCTTTTTAAACGTGTGACATAATACCAGTACGGTTTCCAAAAGTAAAATATCAATCATATAATCTCCTTTAAAAATAAAAGAGAAAAGATCCAGCTAAATTTAGCCGAGCCCTCACTCTAATTAGCGACTATAATCAAATATCAATCACCTGTATAGTTCCACAAGTTTCCATAAAATTCTCGTGCTCCCTTATATTCGTCGTCGGTAATCAATCCATCATCCCTCGCTTTACCAAAAGCTTCTGCTAACGACATCTGCACAGGATAAGGATTATACATACCTTCGAATTTGTTATAAAGCTCGTTCCATTCCATTCTTGTCTTTGTCATACTTTTAATCTCCTTTCTGACTATTAGTCATAAAAGAAAAGGTCTAGTTATTAGACCAATTCTTCTAGTTGCTTAATCGCCCTTTCATACCGTCTGGTGAACTCACCAAATGTGAGAGTATCCGCCTCCGTATTGATAAGCTCATAATACTCGAGGGCCTCCTCTGCGAACGAGATAATATCTAATACCCGATCATCACAGTGTTCAGCCAACGCTCTGTACTCACGACTTATTTTCTCTACGGCTTCAATACTTAACATAATAGTTCACCTTCCTTTCATTAAAGGACCAGTTTTTTCGCGACACAATAATATAAACAATAGGACACCATTTCGGTTTTCATGGGCTTCGTTTCCTAAAACCCAGCTACGTATCAAAGTAGCCCTACTCCCCCGCCCAGAAGACATAGGGGCTAGCCTCTACAGGTTCATTTCAAAAATATAAAAGAGAAAAGACCCAGATTTTACTCTGAGTCCTCCTCATCCATTCTTTTTTTCAGCCATACTTGAAACTTTATTTTGTTAGCATCATTCAATTCATTAAATAAAACATTGCCTACCTCGACTAGATTTACCAACTCGTTGTTGTGATACCCGTCGTCAATCAAGTATCTTACATTAACCAACTGAATCAATGCCTTCCCTAATTCTTCCTGTTTCAAATTTGTCATATAAATCACTCCTTTCTCATAATAGGAGTTGTAAATTTAGCGAATATATTTTTGAAATGTTTCCCACGGGATTCCAATGGGTGGTTCCCCGTTAGCCACGCAAACAAATATAAAAGAGAAAAGACCCAGATGTTACTCTGAGCCTTTTAGCATTTTGATGATGTTTTCTAGGTCCACAATTTCTTGCTTCATCCGTTCTAACTGCACTTCTAGCGAATGTAATTTAGTATTCAAGTCTACGTTATCGCCACATGATTTCTTATATTTTGGATGTTCGTTCATGAATATATTCAAATTATATTCCTGAATAATATACCCATCTTTTTTAGAATTCTTGTCTGCTTTAAGTGCCCCATTTCTGCACCATCTTCGTACCTGTTCTTCCGTTACATTTAGAAAACATGCAATATCTTTTACTTTGTAAACCATAAAATATCACTCCTTTCTATAATAGGAGCTGTAATTTTGACGTAGAAAGAAAAGAGCCCTAGTGTATTTCAACTAAGGCTCTAATCTTATTTAGTAATACTATGTCCTCTTCGCTCATACATATCAACGATCTTCATTACATGTCTTTTATTAAATTCCTCTGCTTGATCATCACTTCTTAAACCTAAAGCATGTAAAGCATTATGCATATCAATTAAGTTTGCATGATAATGAGTCGCCATATTAAGTATTATCTTTTCGATTGTCATAAAATATCACTCCTTTCATAATAGGAGTTGTAAGGTTCGCGTCTACTTCAGTTCATTAGTTTTCTTAATGCATTTAGCCGCATTCTTACAAATATGATAGTGCTCACAACTTACTCGAATATCCTTAACCTCGTTGAACAATACATTACATTCAGCGATGACCGGCTTAATCTTAGTACAGTGATCGCAAACACCTTCCAGAAAATATCCGTCGAGTTTAATATTAGTCATTTGGTTTCTCCTCTCCAGTAATTAACTCAGAATATGGCAGTGCCTCGATCCACTTACAGAACTCACGCCACTCATCAAGCTTATGGTTCTTCCTGCTATGATACATGTTAGCTAGAACTTCATAGTTTAGCATAACATTTCTGGTCTGGTTATAGCTGCTTGGAAGAAGCTGAATCATTTGCCACCATATTTCTTTCTGTTTCTTTTTAATTTCTTCTCTGGTAATTCCAGGATCAATACCATATGAGTAGTCAGATTTAAGAGCTTTGTCGTATACCATCCATTTTTTTCTAGAAGTATTAAGCATAGCAATCGTAAAGTTCAAAATATCAATTGGAACCTTACCAGAAGGATAGCCGTCAGGAGTATGGCCATAATCAATAACACAATCCGCTGTGAAATCATCATTCCAATTTAATAAATGTTCAATAGAGAAATCCTCCAACTCAAACTCTTTCTCAGCAATCTTATGCATGGTACTGCAAGAGTTTGCAACAGTACCAACCTTGTACGTATCGAACTCTTTCCACCAATATAAAGGTGCAGTGATTCTCACATACACCGGCATCATCCTCATGAACTTTCTATGATCTGTACCAGCTTTTGCTAATCGCTGCATAAGAGAATGGTCGTTTTCGCCTAATACATATCTTTGAGTATTACCACACCATTCAGGGCTAAATGCACAATGACCTAAACACAAACCGGAATCGCAACCATATCCACTGTTGCTCTTCTCCCAGCTATTCATCGGATTACGCATACCTTCTACAATAAATTCCATCTGTTTCGGACTTGTCAAAACTACATTTTCTAATTTAATCATTCGCAATATCCTCCAAGTTCAATATTTACGATTTCATCAGCATCGATTTCCAAAATTTCCACTTCAATATCAGATATATCCTCAACAATAGTCATCTGCCCTCTTGCGATTTCTTTTTCGTAGAGTTCCTTAATTATTAAATCTTTAGTCGCTTCTGCTGTATCTTTTTTCGTATAAATACCAAAAATATTTTCGATATGACCAAAACCATCATAATAAGTGTTTCCATGAACCACATATAACATCATTAATCTTCATCCTCCATTTTCTTTTTCAGTTCATCACGTGCGTATGTACATGCCGAATCATTTTCGCAGCAAACAATAATATCGTGTTCTGGAAAAGTTGTATAACCTTTATCAGAAACATAGGGCTTAAAATGACGGCAATTTTGACAATACGGTTCAATTTCCAATTTAATCATTTTTGTGTACACTCCTTAATAAACTTAGTTATTTTATCCAAATCTCGTTTAAAATTCTTAATATCTTTATCCTGTATTTCTCTCGGCTTATCGTTCCATAATTCTCTTCCTGATCTTTGTCCATAGAAGAAGTCCCATTTTTCAAGAATATCAAGAATCTCTTCCAAATCGCTTTTAATCATTGGATGTTCTCCAATATCTTTAGTTTTAAAAGATACCTGAACATAATGGGTATGTTTTTTAGTTCTTAAATAACAGATTCGAAGTATATAATCACCACCATTTATAAAACTATGAAAACCTAACTTCCATACTTTAGAAACCTGATATGCGTTTCGACCTATTAAACCTTTTTTAATTTTAACCATCTATCTCATTGCCTCCAATACAATTTCTTTCTTACATTGAGGACAATTTATGTACATACCGCCTTTCGCGATACCAGGAAATCCGCCTGTATGAACTGTTGTCTTGGCTCTAATATCCTCTTCCTCAAAAGAAAATAAGCAGCCACAATAATCACAACGCTTCTCCTGTTTCGTCCCTGGTTTAATAATTTTAATCATTTGTGTTCTATCCTTTCTTTGAATCCCTTAGCATACTTTTTAAGATCTTCTATTATCCTAGATGGCGCCATACGTTTTATATAAAACGCATACATTCCAGATTTTCGATTTGTATCCATATCAATAAAATAGAACAACAATCTGGACCCGCGTGGTGCTAGTTGCATACGTAATAGAAGACCATATTCGACGGCTATTGTTTCAAGCGCATTTAAGAAATTGTAAGTATACATTGATTTTCTACCCCTTTCTAAAAATAAAAGAGAGCCTTAGCTAAATATAGCCAAGACTCTCTGTCCTGTTAAAAACCTATCGCTTTATATCCTTGAACAAATGCTACTGCCATTTCACGATTACGCCACATCTCCTTTCTGATCATCCAGTTATAGTAGAGTGCCTCGTTAGCGTCATTTAACATTTTTTCATCTCCTGTTAATTCAGCCATCGTCCTAGCACCCTCTAAATAATCGTTGACCTCTTTTAGTTTTTTGTAAGCTTTAATACATTCAAACATAAGTACCATCTCCTCCTTTTGGTTTTTTCATTAGAGGCTTTGTTTTAATCGCGAATTATCGTTCAAGAAGAATACTATCCAGTAAACGTTCCATAGTATTGGTGATATACGCATCTTTATCTACCATATTATCAAGCTCTTCATAAGGAAATACGTGTCTTAAGCATCTACCACTACTGTGATCAAATATACGGACACCAGTAGACTTTAAATCGTCATAACGATCAAAGCTAATAGAAATACCATACTTTCTGCACAGTTCTATAATCTCTAACATAAATATCAATCCTCCAAATCGATATACTCTAATGAATCGACATATTTATGACTCCAGAACCAATTAGTAAATGGACTTGCACCCCAGTACTTAGCCGAATATACATTTTTATTCCAGTTATAAGCTTTCTCTATAACTTTTTGTCTGGTGATATCCTCGTATTCACTATTAACACATTCTATCTGTTTAATAATAGACTCACGTTCTGCATGTGCTCTGTGTATATCTACCTCGACTCCGGTATGCCCTATAATAATAGCAACAACCGCAATACATGTAGCAATTCCACCTAATAACACACAAACACAACCGCCAATATCAAGACTGTCATATTTCCAGCTATCCTTAAACTTATAATGTAAAATAGCACCCACAATCATCACAAATATACACAACAAAGTTATAACCATTTATTTTGTCTCCTTTACAATGCCTAAAAATCTTACAGTCTCATCTCTAAGACATACCCAGTATCTCTTTCCTTTATATACAACTTCATCACCGTCATAGTTATAATCCTTGTCCGGCTCGGAAGCATATGCTAATATCATTACTTTCGTAGTATTATTCATCTTTCCAATTCTCCTTATCAATAAACGGCTCGATTCTTTTGTAAACGTCACGTGGTACAAGATTCTTATACCCCCAGTCAAATAGGTTGAATAACGTCTTATAATATGATTCGATACATTCATAGCTGATACACTTGTCACACTGATCTTCCAGTATAACCGCACAGTTATGTTCGGCTATTGCATTCAATAAAATTATATGATTTTTATAGGTGTTATTGTTTTTTAAATGTAAAATAACCATTACTATTAATATAAATACGTTAATAAATATCATCTCAGTTTCCCCCTTATGCTGACAGAAGGTCTTTAATACCCTCAAGTAATTCATCTTTGTCATTTTTGGCTTTCTTATCCTTCTCGACCGCTACATCTAACGCTTCTTTTGCTTTAAGAACTTTATCTTTGTTCGTAAATAATGTGTCAATAGCTTCGTACTTAGCTACAGCGTCATCACGTTTCTTGTCAGCTGCCTCAATTTTCTTAAGGCACTCCTCGCGGATACGATTGATTTCTTCCTTGCACTCAAGACGAACACGAACTACTTCTGCCTCTGCGTTATTCTTAACTCTCTCAGCGTCACGACATACATCTGCATTAGCTTTAGCCACACGATCTGCATGAAATTTAGCGAATGTCTCCTGATCCATCTCTTTAAGTCTCTGAGAATATGCAGTCTTAGCTTCTGCATCAGCCTTAGCTAATTCTTCGCGCATTTTAATATCTTTAATACGTTCTTCCTCTGCTATACGATTAAGCTTAGTCTGATGAATCTTCTTCTCTTCCTTATGCTCAATATGACCAGCTGCCCAGTAACATCCAGCCCCTCCAGTAAATACTGCACCGCCTACTACCATCATCCATTTTCCGATTTCTTTAATTTTAGCTGTGTTCATCATAATTCGTTATCTCCTTTTCACCCCATTATTTTTGAGAATAGTTTCAAGATCGTGGATAATCTCCTGCTGATGATTCACAATCCCAATAAGCTCGTTTACTTTAATAACAAGCATTTTGTCGGTATGTCCATATTCATCGGCTACATACCATTCTTTGTTTAAGTGTTTTACTTTTCTCTTTGTCACTATTACTCCTTTCTTACCAGATCGTAGTCAACCATACAGTCTGAGTAACCCCTAGCATAAGCATTGTTTAACAGTGTCATCATTTCGGATGCACAAATATTGTCACGTAGTATATCGACATTATATTTCTTGTTACAAGCCCTTCGTTTTCTTATTAATTCGATAGCCGCTGCCAACTCTTCTTTAGATACCTCTATGTCATAACGCTCGTTTATAAAATTCTTAATTACTGAAAATACAAAAGTATCTTCTGTTTCTTCGCAAGACATGATAACTCTGTTAGTGTAATCGTCTGCACTATAACCTAACCCTGTATCAATACGTAGCCAATCGGCTTGAATCGCTGCACTCGGAATACCTTGAATACTAATCGGTTGTTTAATATCTACCATACTTACTCCTTTCTAAATACAGTACCTGCTAATTATACTTTCCCAACAGCTATATTTGTTTTTCTTGCATACCTTCCTACAAATATCATTCTCTGTTAATACGTAATACAACACATCATACTTGAAATTCCAGAAACCACCCTTTTTATGGTTCAATACAGCGGCAGCGTCTAGTTCTTTCAACCTTAATACCATACGTTCAATTTCTGAATTCTTAAGATTACCGATATGCACGCAAACATAACGAAAGAAATTCAATGTAGCATACTGATCATGCCATCTTGCTCCATTATCTTTTAACTCTTTAATATAGGAATCCTCTTTAGCAATATCATCAGCTACTCGTTTCATAGAATTCCAATACTCCATCACCTGTACTCCTTCCTAAAAGAAAAGAGCCTCAGCTAAATATAGCCAAGACCCTCTGTCCTGTTACATATGAAATCCCATTTTGATTTTTTTATCCTTATCGGTAGATGAATCTTCTTGATTTTGATGTTTAATACACGACATATCAATATTGTCATTTACCACTGCATCTTCGTTATGTTCACAGATATTCGCCACTGCTTTCCACACAAATGTGTCAACCGCAGTAGCCACCGCTTTACCCATAAAGAATCCAAATCCAGCAGCAAACGCTACTTTTCTGATACCCTTCGTATACAACACCACGTCATAGTTCTCCATAATGGTTCTCCTTTCAAAATAAATTTCTAAGTATCCATAACAGCCCCTGTATTTTTCGCGAAAAGAGAATAATCAACGTACTCTTTAGCAATCGCAAGATACTCGCTAGGATAACATCCGAGATTACCAGTAAATACACCAGCGTCGATTTTCCAGTTTGATCTATATAGACCAAGTTGCTCCCATTTAGACAAATATGAATGACACTCCGACTCTGGTATTGAATCCTGTACTAGGTCAATAACTTCTCGTACGGTCCATAAATCACATAATACGAATCTGATACACATTCTGAAAAACGTCTTTTCTTTATCAGTCATACTGTATACTTCACCTCTATTCATTGGTTAATAATATATAATCGTCGTTAGCTACGTTTACCAACATTGTATATTCATAATCAGTTAAACATTGTTTTGTAATACGTTTTGCCAATACTGAATTTATTTCCTCTTGTGTATATTCAGGCGGTTCATCTTTAATATGTTTCATATAATACTCACCTCACTTTATAACAATTTTGTGCTTCCCGGAAGAATTTCTTAATACTTTTAATCCGGCTGATTTAATGTCCTTGATCTGTTCATTGTAGCTAATAATCTGACGCGTACATCCATGCATATAATTAGCATACATTTTATCAAGATGTTCTTCATACTCTGCCTTTCGAAAATAAATATCCATCTTCAAATTATCCACGCATCTGCTAGTAGATTTGTATGCATTCATGTAATCAGAAAAAGTATTCATAATATATATCTCCTTATTTTCTAACTATTCTTAGTTTGCAATAGTCCTGATCGTTATCAGTATAAACAACTTTATACCTATCGTATAATCCTCTATATATCAGATATTTATATATAGCATCAAGCAGACCATTTTCATTACTTTCATACGATCCACCTATATCAGCACCATGTCGTACGGCTTGCTCTAAAATATGGTTAATCAAATCTATTTCTGTCTCGATAGAATTTAATGGTGCAGGTACTAACTTTTCATACTCTTCCGACATAATCAATATTTCCTTTCATTTCTTATCTATGAATTTACGCTCATTGAAATCTTTCTTCTGTGACAAAGCTCGAGATATAGCTAAGTCGATATTAGAACGAGACTTCAAATGATAGTAATATAAATCGATGTATGGTGTGTTAAGTCTGTCTATACGTCCACATGCCTGCAGTAACGTTTTATAGCTGTAAGTCTGAGAGAAAAATACAATACAATCAGTCTTAATGCAGTTAAAACCTTCAGCACCCGAACTGTAATTGACTATATACACCCATCGTTCTGTCTCCGGTATCGCTTCGTGAGCATGTCCTGAATATTCAGCAACTGCTACGTCTTCTCCGTAATAAAGATTCTTTAAAATATCGCGTTCATAATCATACGAGTAAAATATAATCATTCTTGGATGTTCTTCAAACAGCTCAAGCAATTTTACTTGACGAGACACATCAGAATTAACAATCTTACGGAGAATATAACATAGCACAGAGGCTTGAGATATTGGCTCTTTCTTGAATGGATCAAAACGTGACTTCATGACTTCTTTGTAAAACGGTTTATCATATTCGACCCAAACATCTTCATGATGCGGTATAGTGTGTCTTCTAAAATCCATATTTATAAGAATTCTATCTCTCAGACGAATGAGCCTTGTTTCATTTCTATACCCTGTCACACTTGGATAACTAGTATAACGTGAATATATAAGATGATTATCTCTGAATTCTGTACGATTACGAAAGAAACCGTTAGCCACAAATACAGTTTCGTAGTCTTGCCAAGTATCACCAGGGCTTGCTGATAATATGATCCACTCATTATACTTAGCAATCTTAAGAAAAGCCTTACACCAAGCCCCTTTTCCAGTAACCTTATCCTCGTCAAATATAAAGAACGCATCCTTAATATCTTGATATTTCTTAACGCATTGCCAACTATCTATCACTACCAAATTACCATACTTTTCAGTCACATGTGTCTTCTTATCAGGATATAACAGAAATGGTGTAAGCTCTTCTTCCCACTCCATATCATGTTTTTTCTTAGCAGTTGTTATAATGTACAAGTCAGGTGGTTTCTTAGACATAGGCTTATAGGTACGATATCCCAAATACCCGCCATATGTACTGAAGTAGTAATATAATGACGTTCTACTCTTACCGCTACCAGTACCACCGTTAAGAATGCAACCGGTAAACATTCGGTCTATAGCTTGCTGCTGGTGGGGATATAAGAAATCAGTCTTCCTTGTCATTAAGAATCTCACCTCTAAAATAATCAGTAGTGTATGGTTTATGCTGGAATGCACTTCTGGCTACTGGTAATACTCTCGAATTAACCATACCGGCTCTTTTTCTATCAGAGATCGATTCGTATATCGCCTTTTTACTACCTTGTGTTGTGTCAAAATTCAGTCTACTCATCTCCATATCCTCCCAGTGTTCTTTGATTTGATTGTGATTCTTCCTTCGATATGGAAACCTGACAACTCACAAATAGTGAATATAGTATCTAGTAGTTTCTGAAATTTAGCACTCTCATCTTCTGCTGCTTTAATAGCTTTATATGCTGTAGGATCGGAATAACCCTCCGCATTTTTTCTTAAGTTATCGCTCATCTTGCTTCTCCTAATCAAGTAATTCTGTATCTATAATCTGGAAATTTGCTCTGTGAATATAAAGAGGTTTTCCATCTATCATAAGTTTTGTCATTTTAGGTAAATCATCTGGGATCTCCCAGTATACTTTATCACCAGAATATGCTGTAATAGGTTGACCGAGCTGCGATTTAATTACTACAACACGACTTTTACCAAACATGTTTTTGTATTTATTAACGACACCAGTAATACTAGTCCAATCGGTAATGCTGTCTGCATAACTGTAAATATCATTCTGACTGAATACTGTATCAGGCTGTAATCCATTTCCTTCAAATATACATGTATCACCACAGCTCTGAATCTGCTCCCCGTCGATATTAATCGTAATAACTGATGATAATTCATATCCAGTAATGACTTCACCATCTCTACTGTATGATGTGGTTTCTACTGGATTACCAACAATGTTTATTCGATCTCCGGTAGCCGTCATAACAATGCTTCCATAATTATCGTACGTACGAATCGTATAGCTATTACCGATCAGACTGCCTTTAATATCGTTCAGTTTCGAATCGAGAATAGCGCATCCCGAAATACTGAATACCATTAACATCATTAGAATTACTGCTGTCAGTTTTTTAATATTTTTCTTCATTAGTTTTCCTCCAAATATAAAAGAGACCCTCTGTTAAGAGAGCCTCTTGCCTTTATCTCATGGCTTGTTATCAGCGTTTACCACAATATAGCCGTCTTTGCTACACCACATAACTTTGTCTGATAGAATATCTTCTGAACTAACTACACCACTGTCATAATTCACCTCATGTACCATAAATTTAAGTTCTTCAACAATATCATAGTCACAGTCAGGAATTATCATGAGTTCATGTATAGATGAAGGTATCACAAAGTAGTTGTATCCAAGAGAATCACCAATCGTCTTGCGTACGTTATGATTCGCTATACAGCCAGCGCCATATATGTGTTTTATATTTGTAATAGCAAATAGTCGCATAACCTGTGGATCAATAGATAAACGTTTACCATATAGATTAGATGTCATCGCTGTTGATTTTTCTAAAAATGAACGAATGTCTGTAATATCAAAGAGTAATAGTGCTTCTTTATTCATTGCTGCCAACGTATCACGATACAGCTGGTTTACAGTAATCCCCCAGTAATTCATAATACCATTGTTGACATTGAACGAATACATGCCCTCACCATCCGAACCAATATTTACTGCGAAATATCCAGCCCAGTCACCTACATATATCACTGGTAAAGCTTTAATGCGTTCTGGTTTAAGTTCAGGATCACACAAACGAATTTCCAATCTATCTTTGCATTCTTCGTATCCAATCAACATAATGACTCCTCCTTTTATTCTTCCTGTTCTTCTATTCTTACACGACCTCTCTCCCATAAATCTTCTCGCAATTTATCCATATTCAATTCACCTGATTCCCATTTTTTATAATAATTAATTACGTGCTCCGTGAACTTTGGAATCTTATCTGAATATGTTTTCTGCCAGTAATGATCCATGAGTACTTCCATAGGTAATGTAAGCATCAGAACCATAGATGTACGTACCGCATCTTCTGTTGCTTCTTTTTTAACACGTTTAAGCTCGGCAGCAATCTTTTCGTTTACCATAGTTTCGAGCTGCTCTTCCGTTAAATTATAAGTAGCTGTCTTGTTTTTCTCACGCTCAGCTCTACGCCTCTCTGCTCTCGTCATTTGAATGCCCACCCTTTACATTGTTACATCTTTCAATACAAATACAAATCCTACTAATAATACTTGATAGTGACATGTAAATAAGAAGCGTGTACAGCATAAGTTCGATAAAAGAAATAAAATTCATCGTCTCTTCTCCTCCACAAATTCTCTTAATAATTTCTTAGCCGCTTCAACACCCTGGTTATAACGCACATTCATCGCATTATCGCCTGGTAGTTTAAGCTTGTTTAACTCTACAAGGACTTGTAAATATTCTTGTTTTTTCATACTACTTACCGCCTTTCTTTTTGTCCGGAGTGTAATTGATCGGTTTGTGTGAATATTCATTTACTGCCTGACCAAGACACTCATTACAAGGTTCTTCATCCTGCCAACACTCAGCCGATTTACATGTTGGACAATACTGCTCGAAATATACGATCTTGTCGATAAAGTCCATGTCACTCACCTCCTTCATCAATATGTACATCGGCGTTCTTTGCAGCATCACCTAATGAAATACACAGTAGCGTTATAATAATTCCGCAAAGGAATCCAATACCTGCTCCTACTAAAACCATTGTTATCACCTCCTAAAAAATATAAAAGAAAAAGCCCAAGCGTTATGCCTGAGCCTTCTTAAAATAATCACATGTTATCTCTGATACTAAATACGCCCTATATCTACGTAAAAACTCATACAGCACATAATCAGTTGTAAGTCCGCCGAGTATGCGATTTGCAAAGTCGTCAACCCACATAGTAAATCCTAAATCATCACGCGTTGTAATGTCGATTCGCAATGTGTTGTCTTTAACCCTACAATACACATGACCATAGACCCTGTCCTTGATTTTGTTATATAATTTCTTCGTAAATACTATTTCATATTCGTTCATCATATAATCCTCCTTCATTATTTTCATAAAAGAAGATGTTATTTACGCGAACATTGGAATCGATATATAGGTATGAGCCACTTACCATCGACTTTTGTTGCTCCTGGATATAGCCCTTTTCTACAATTCATACGTATCGCAGCTACTGGTACCCCTAATTTTTGAGATAGCTCTACCGCAGAAACCATACTGGACGGAACGTTCCCTGACACTTTCTTTTTCTGTTTTGTGGATGCATTCGCAATCTTTTTCACGAGTTCCGAAGCATAATAATTTGCCATTTCCATAGGATTGGTTGTATCGATAATGTCGTATCCGGAAAATATATTGCCAACCAGTTTAGTATTATTTGTTTTGTATGACTTACGCTCACGCTCTGCTTTCTGCTGAAATTTCTGTGCTTCAGTCATAGGCTGATAGCATGACATATCAATCCTACACGGATCAAGCGGATCTGGATAATTACATCCATGTGGGTTATTCCATCCATATCTACAATGATTGCACTTTTCAAATCTAGGCATCTTTTTCAGCACCTCCGTTGTCTTCCCAACTATAATCATTAAAAGGATGGTCTAAAAATATAATGTTTTCTGGATGCACCATATGAATATGCCCATTCTCTAATTCTACTATTGCTTCACCTTCGCCACTCCATCTATGGAATAACGCGTTCTTATAATTATCGGATTTCTTTATTTTCGCCTTGCAAGGTCTTAATTTATTCCCTGCACTTACTACCCATCTCATTAGTAATCTCCTTTACAGATATGTCAATATAACGTATATCGCTGTTATAATAATCATGATGAATGCTAGTATGTTCACAATTGCATTAATACATAAGAATATATTTTCGCCTTTGGTAAATTTATTACTAGCGAATCTTAATTTATCTATTGTATTAAGACCATTCACATGTATACGCCCCAACACATATAGTACAAAACTAATAACACACAAGATCAATGTAATCTTAACCAACATCTCTATAACCCCCATTCGCCAATCGGTTCACCAACTGTTCCAGCAGACCCATCACTATCTGTCGGTTTGAAATATGCCCCATCTAACTGAGGATACATGAACTCAAACATAAGATAATTTGCTGCATCTACTAAATATTCTGTGTTTTTTGTTTCCTTATACTTCTCGATACACAGCTCATGTGTAGCTAATGCATCAACAAGTTTGTCTTCAAAATTTGTTTGAGCCGGTCCGTACTTATGAAAGCTAACCTCAACTCTATTTTTTCTAAGAGCATCGAATCTATCCGAATACTCTTTTTTCATATTCGGTACTGCCATTTTATTATTCTCCTATTTAACTTTTAAATATAACCATTCGTCTCCGGTTTCATATACACCAAGTGCCATGAGATTTGCCTTGTCAACACACCTAACCCTGTCTGATAATGTATGAGATTTATGACACAGGTAATATCCACCACAATAAATCTTCCCACGATCATGCATAACACATTTAAGTAATTCATTGGATACATGCACTGTAGCCCATAAACCGTTTTCTACCTTACTTATCTCGGCATAATCTAATACTGATTCTGGGCCATCGAACTCGTAATTCCAAACCACTGGTATTTTTTCTGGATAGTTTATTTCTGTACCCTTAGTTATTACGAAATTGTTAATGCTAACTCTGTCATACACGGCTACAGGTCCTTCTAAAATCATATTGTCCTTCCTTCTGGTATTCACATTCTCAACTATCGTAAATAATGTGTGTACAATAAATATAAAAAGAAAAGACCAGATCAAGATTACTCCTAACCAGGTCTTTCTCAAAACTATTTGTGGTTTTCAATTCGTACCCTACAGATATCGCCAACCATAGTTCCTAACGTTACAATACCGGCTGCAATAACCCAACCAGGCATCTTAATTGTTTTGTCTCCTCTTTTGAATTCCATAATGTTACTCCTTTCTAACTTTAAATAGTTTCATAACAGCACTAGTTTTCTTCGCGAATATAACGGTTTGTACATACACTATAGCAATTATCTTCAGCTACAATGACGTGATCTAACATACGAATTCCGACTAATACTCCTGTTTCTTCCATTCTTTTTGTCGTAGTGACATCATTGCTACTAGGTTCACTATCTCCACTAGGATGGTTGTGAAGTAATATAATGTTAACAGCATTAGCCAGTAGCGCCTTCTGATAAACCTCTCTAGGCGATACCACCGATACATCAACACTTCCATGAGAGATTTCAATTACAGCAGTCAGCCTACAACGGGTATCTAAACATAACATATAAATATATTCCTCGCTCTCTTCATGGAGTTTTAGGTAACCCTTAGCGAAGCTTACCACATCAGAAGCGTAACGAAATTTGTTTTTCATCTCTGGATAATTGGCACTTAATTCTTTAATTAGTACTGCCTTATTATCCTTTAATTTAGTTTTGTACTTATTGACTCTCACGTTCACACCACCCTTTCGTGTATCATTAACCTTTCGATTAAATACCGCTCTTTTCGCTTGTTTTCACTGCTTTCTGCTGAGGTCTCGATGACTTAATCTCAGCTCTTTCTCCGGTATTAATCCACTCACATGTCAACTTACCATTAAGTCTTCCAGCGTATGTACATCTGTATTTCAGACCTGTACGCTCGTCTACATAAATATCACCTACAGCCCCTTCAATATTTCCTCCTGGTACACCATGTCCTTTAATTTCTGCCATTATGTTAATCTCCTTTAATGTAATTATTTTTTTTTGATAGCCTCATCCCGTATATCTCTATTGCTACCTCTCATGTCAGTCCCCCACTAATATAACTAGACCGATTCCCCGTGCAGGACTAATGAATGTAGTCCCAGTCTTCTGCTAAAATATCGTTAATACTTGGTACCCACATAGCATGACTACCATTTACCATCTTGATCTGAAGATAAGGCTCACATTTGAATAAGTCACCTTCATTTAGCCCCCATGCTTTTGCTGTCTGCATATTGCATGGAATACCGTCCGGATATCCTTTCTGATATACAACGAACATGTTTTTACCATTCCATCCAAGTCTGAATATCTTTTCACCTGATTTTACTTTTTCTAATGCTTGTCCAAAATTAATCTTCTTACTCCTCCGGATATTCTTCTTCAGCGTATTCTGCTGCAAATCTATCAATATTCTGAACTACTTTCATTGACTGCAAATAAGCTGCTCTAAACGGATTTCCATTAATCTCATCGTCATACGGTCTAATGTCCAGATTTACTGTTGCAATATCAATGTCATCTAACAGTGCTACAGTCTCTTCACTAAGTCTACGATGTGAGTTTCCTGACTCTACATACACCTGTGGTCCACGATCATTGAATCTCACCTTGACCGGTAAATAAATAAATGGCGTATCGCCTTCTTCTCTAGGTGCTTTGATCTTAACGTTCCAACCGGCACCAAGACGGTTAACATCGCTCATAAGAGCATCTGCCATTTCTTCGCCGGTTACTTCTCTTACTCCAGTACCATCGTCGATCGTACCACCTGTAATAAGTAATGCGAAGTTACGGTCACCTTCTTTGTTGAACTTACCGCCTTCTCCTCTGAAGTTCTTGAATACGATTCTGGCGTCGTTGATCTGTAATACGTTTCTTGGTGCAAATACTAATTCCATAATTTTAAATCTCCTGTTTATTTTTATTTGTTTTGGATTTTTTGTTTATAAGTTTCGCAAATATAAATCAATGACGACCATAAGCATCACTCCTTTCACTGAGATTAGGTAAAAAGAAAAGAGCCTAAGTCATTTGACCTAAACCCTTTCTCTCATAGATATAGTGAACACCCATCTGCACTCCTCCTATAGATGTGAGCAGTATCCCCAACAATAATTTTTTATTGTCATCAGATAACTTTCAACGATAAATCCCAACAGAGTCGTGTATCATGACCATTCCTGTCCCTCCGATTATAGCGTCTAAAATTTGCATTTTCGTCATATCTTTATCCTCCTTAATCTTTCTATAACAGCCCAAGAAAGATTCGCGAATTAACCTTTATGCGCTACAAAGCAAGCAATATGATGAATTCTCTCCTGCTCTGATTTTGGTAAATCATGAAATAAAGTAAATCCAGTAGCTCCATTATAATCATCACGAAACTGAGCATAATACTGACTACTTTTCCATAAGTCTGGATAATCGTTCTTATACTGTACAAGCTCTTTTGATTTCTTATCATAAAGCCTGTCACTGATAACATTGCTATCCAACTCATAGTAAATATAGGAATGTACTAATATAAACCTTTGAAGAAAGTCTATGTATTCCTGTGTTGTTAAATTATCAGGTTTCATATACATACCTCTATCAATTAATAAAACGGGAGCTCATCGACATCTTCGTCAAATGGTACTTCTTCTGGAGACCCTTCTGGAATATTCATAAACACTGGCTCTTTTTTCTTCGGAACATATGGGTCATCAGACACGAACCACTCGAAGTCAACGTACTTATTAATGGTATCAACAGCATCGTCTACTAACTTAGTAAAATATGATACGTCGATAGATTCTTCGTTAACACCTCTGATAGTTTCAGATTCAAGCCAGCGGTACCCTGTTGTTCCAGACGCAGCCGCTCGTTTACCCTCATCGACACGATACATTTCACCACCGCCGTGCCCTGGTTTAATTGGGCAGAAATGACCGACACGTCCTATAAACTGATAACTATGACCTTCTTCAATCTTTTTGTTCAATTCCGAAGCCATCGATTCGTACATTACATCGGATATTTTACCCTGTTTGTATTTTGACTTTAGCTTATCAAGATCATGCTCGTATCCTTTCACATCTGGTAACGATTCATTCATATCTAAATATAACGCACCTTTTGACGCTGAGAATGTATCACACAAATCATCGAATACAATCGGCTCATGGCTGAATAATGTCTTAAATACGTATGGTACTGCAAATTGGTCACCGGTAGCCGTCCACTCTCCGTCTGTTGTTTTAGCAATATAAACAGCTTTATTAACTAAACAGAACTTCTCAAACTCCGCCTCAGTCTCAAATGAATATCCGTACTCTTTACCGAAGTCAAGAACAAACTGCTGGATTTCAGGTGTAGCATCTGGTATCTTTATTGAGTCTGTTTTTATATGAGCAACTGTGAATCCGCGTTTCTGTACCTCGCGCTTAAGCAATGTCATAAATAACGCACCACGTTTAGCTACAATATTATCGATATTACGATCATCTCTAAACGCACACTTATATGACGCTTTAGTCTGTCCATAGACTGAATTAACTACTGTCTTCAAAGCATTAGCAAGCATCTTCGTTGTAAGTTCACCATCAATAACCTTCTGAATATAAGGTTTGAGTTTACCGTCGAATAATCCGTCAATAACGTTCCAATCTTTATGCTTAATAGATACACGTCCGTCAACGATATTTTTAAATGCTTTCGTATATTCCGGTCCGAACAGAACCTCGGCAATAATACTCGACGGATGCTGTCCAGTGACATCGCCGTCCCATACGGCTCCGTAGAATCCAGGTTCAGAATATACACGTCCACCTTCACCAATCTCTTCGTCCAGATATGTAGATTTCCCATTCTTATACTCGTATCCAGGGAAGAACGGCAATATACTCCATCCATCTGGTAATACTTCGTATGGAACATAATCACGATACTGTGGCATACCATCTGCATCGAATACACGAAAACGATAATCATGACCGAACTTCTCAAGATACTCTTCGTACTGATCACTACCAACCGGAAGTGCAAGATTACGATAATTGAATTGTATCTGTGGGTTACGATCGTTACCAAATATAATTCTCTGAGACAAACTGTTAGTTGAATCGTTAACTGTCATACCAGTAATATCGGCGAGGATTTCTCTAGCAATCCAATCACCCTTTAAATAACAGAACGACGCTTCCGTTGCAACGACATCGTTTACACAATAATCAGCTACTAACCCCCATTTTTCTTTTGGTACAGGCTCATCCCACGGCAGACCCAACTCCTGATGATGTGTTCCAGCTTTAATGACTGCAATTTCATCATCTGAGAAACCATCGTCCCTAAGATCCTCTTCTGATTGCTGACTCATTTCAATTTCAAGTTTCTTAAGACTTTTCTTATTACCTGCTGATGCGAAATCATAAATATCGGTGAACGATAGATTATAAGCTTCACCAAATTTAGCCTTTCGACTGATCTGCTTGTCTTTATTAACAAGTCTTTGTGATAAGTCATATAACTGAGGAACCGTATAGCCCATAAGACATGCATAAATCATATGATTATCGTATTGTCTATTGTTGAACCCAACAAGTTTGAACTTAATAAGTTCTTCAATATCTGATGGCCTAGGATTAATCAATCTTACGACTGGTTTGCCTAATCCCTGAATCTTATAGCACACAAGAAATAGATTCGGAAATACCTCAATGTCGTAAAATACCAAATCTTCGTTGTTGCTATCATTAGATACTTCACTAGCATTCTCGGATTTAAAATGCATAGCCGCTACTAACTTAAGACATGTATCAGACTGATTACTGCTGTCTAAAGCCAAAGCGTAAATAGCATTTTTCATATCAGATACGTCGTATCCCATACCGCTCTCGTATGCTTCCTCTAGTGTCTTATAAATCATGTCAATACTTGGTTTCGTATTACACATAATCTCTTTATTAATATGTCGTTTAAGAATAGCCCTCAGATGCTGCTCATTCTTAATACAGTCAAAGTTTCTCACTTTTTTTACTCCTTTCAATGGCAACCCACTACTAATAGTTGCTACTGGAAGGTCATTACATTTCGATAGTCTCCTTCTTAATGAACTATTACCAGTGAACACCTTTACTTCAACATCGTCTGTATAGATTCTGCTGAGTTTGGTTACATCATCCCCTGCGTAAATATAATGAAGATGAATACCATTGCCACCCTTACTTATTTCGGCATATGTTGGAGGCCATTTTGACGCTTCTTGTAGATTCTTTTCAAAACACTTATTACCATTCTCATCTTTAATATCGAAGTCAATTACAATATGATTCTCCGGAACACGTACATAATGGACTTTAGATGTATCAAGATCTGATAACTTAGTAGTTACATTCTCCCATTTCTGTAACGGTTTCTCAGAGTCTTCTGTAGTTGCATACTGAGCTGTACAATCAGAACACATAGAATCAAAAAGAGAAGCCTGCTCTTTGAAATCAATCAAATAAACCTGCTCCCCTTCTTTTTCCTTAGGTCTTCTACCCATATCAGCATCAAATATGCTCGTTCGGAATCCACTATAATAATTAATCAACTTTGTACCATCTTCCTGATCGATATGATCTTCGTAATCCCAGAAATAGTTCTTTAATTCTTCTTTAAATATACGCTTAGAAAATGGCGTGAATACCTTAGCCTCCTCTACATACTGCTTATACATTTCCCATGCTGCTTTTAATGTAGTTCCGTCCTGCTTTTTAAACACACTATATGAGTCGCACACAAAGTTATAGAAATCGTTAGACGCTGACAACATATTCTTAGGAATATAATCGTCGTAATATTCCGTATCGTCTTTGTAGACCTGTAAACAATGATATGCGATTGCTCCAAGTTCAAACGGTATCTGCTTAATAAGTCTACGATACTCCCTAACGCCAAGTTTTCGTCCAGATGGAGTTACATCAATCAAACGTCTTAACAAACCTGATTTACCGTCTGTGATTTTGACTGGTCTATTCGTACCAACAAATAAGAAACACTTGAAATGTGTCTCGTAAATACCTTTAAACTTTTCGTTAATAGGCATCGTTTCGTGAGATACAAGTGAGTTCAGTCTAGTATTATCTTCGATACGTGATAAATCACCATCATGCTGAATTGCAACCAACGGTGATGATTTAAAAGGTTCCAAAGCAAATGCATTATTAGCCTGTCCTAAAGCCTTAGCGTCAAACGAACAGTAATATCCATCGAATAATTGTTGTATCACATTTAATATAGTAGATTTACCGGTTCCGGCAGCACCGTATAGAACCATGAACTTCTGAATATAACGCGAGTCACCAGATACAATTGCTCCGATGACCCATTCTATTTTATGACGCTCTTCTTCATCATAAAGTGTACCAATAACTTTATTCCAAGCGTCAATACTGCCCTCAACTAACGGATAGTCAAGCTTCTTACTTGCATAAGATTCTCTTGTCAGTTCACTATTCGCAAATATGAGCTCTTCGTCAAGTTCATGATAGTTATCACGCATCTGCTTTTGACAGTACTTATGGAACTTATCGATCATTCCACTGTCAGCATCCCACATGTGCTTAATAACTGGTTTGCCTAAAATATGATCATTGTGGTCTTCAACCCATCGTTCCATTTCCTGATCGACAAGCCTTGTTACATCATCCTCGTCTGTAGACCATAACTTTTGTTCATCATCCCATATAGCATAGAAATCTCTACCTCTAATCATGAGATCTTTGGATTTCTTCATAATGAATTTAGGGAAGACTTCGGTGCACATTTCTTTTTCCTTCACTTTAGTAGCAATAGTCATAAAGTCTAGCATTTTAAGCCCTCCCTTCTTGATTTATAGTTTCATCTAGCATTATTAAATTTTCCTTTACATTATACGATTCAGATACCATAACATCTGAGTCCACGTACTTACATCGCGTAAATCCTCCTCTGCATGTGGGACAACAAATAATCCACCATGACCATCGTGTGTATAACGTCTATCTAAGAAACGTTCTACAATACGGTCTGCTTCTTCTTCGTCGAAGTTATTATCAGTCATCCCACCGAGTCCTAAGTTTGTTATCATACGCCAGAACCATTGAACTGTACGATCGCCTACAGCTGGGTCTGACATAATATCCTCACAACGATACGCTAAACCTAATATCATTTCGAGAACACTACACGGACCATCAAGTTCGTCACCTATATCAATATGATTCTCATAAGCGAAAGTCCATCGCAAACCTTCTTCGCCGTCTTCTGTACGGTTTTCATCATCAGGTAGTTTCCAACGATACTCAACAGAATGTAGAAAATGCAATAACTTACGATATGAATTTTCCTCCGCAAATCTGTTATAACAAACCATGCTGTACATCCAATCGAAATATTCTTCTCTTAAATTACTCATCCTGCTCCTCTAAATAATCGGAGAAACCACGATACTCTTTAAAAATTTCATAATCGATCTTCTGTACGTCATTTCTTACATATACAGCATCTGGATCATTCTCGTCGTCTCCGAAATGTGCCATGAAGTCATCTCCGATGCAATCCTCTACGTTGCCGATAATCTTCTTGTTGTCATTAGTTACAGTTCCGTCTGTCCAATACCACAACGTGACAGTGATGTTATCTGTAGCACCAAATTCGTGCCCCGGAATAATATAGATGTTCTCATTCTCATCTTCATCTGTATCTTCTCCAGTATTGTCAGTCACTGCTGTTTTCTTTACACGCTCTTCCGACTCTGTAGCATAATCATTTTTCTTGATTACTTCATTAACGGCTTTAAGATCTTCATCCAGTTTAGAAGCTTCGTCCATTTCTTTTTTTTTAGCGTAGACTTCCTTCACCGACTCAATCTCCTGCTTAGAGACCTCCTTATAGTGTTTCTTTACAATAAATATAGATGTTACTGCACCTACACCCGCACCGATCACAAAAGTTAATATGCTATTAATCATCGATTTGTTCATCATTCATTCTCCTCTTCTATTTCATCGACTCTGATAGTCATTACAGTTATCGCCAACCCACCGAAAAATACGGACATAGAAATAAGTATTCCACCAGCGATATGACGATTTTTTTTATTCTTTAATATACGACCTAAGACCGCAAAGTTTTTCTCCAATCTTTCCATACATACGCCACCCTTTCCGTATGAGTCTAAGATTCAAGTACAACAATACCCCCTACAAAACATACTCCTGCTAAAGTAACAAATAACACTGATAATCCTCGCATCATATGTCACTCCTCCTTTTCTGGCATAGCATTCTTAAAAATATAAGTTATTTCACCAAGTGTAATGCCTTTGATCTGTCCTAATCGAAACCAAGTGTCCACTGTAGCAATACCCACTCCAAGTCTTTCTGCAGTTTGATCCATTGTTTCAAATAAGGTGTATAATTCTGTTATCGACTTATCCTCAAAATTATTTTCAAGAATAAGTATAATAAGCTCTCGTCCGGTCATGTCTGTCACTCCTTTCTAAAAAACCTCAGCCGATGCTGTCAACACCGAACTGAGGGAAATCAAACATGTCACGATACGCATTTCCTGAATAATATGTATCTAAACCTGCCATTCACATAGCGTTAAGAACGTTACCATCTACATTGAAATCAAGTAAAATACTTCTTTCAATACCGTTTACAAATCTACGGTTAGCTTCATTGTGAATATTGTAAATACCGAAATCGATTTTACTTACAACATTCTTATCGTAAACCCAACCAATGGTCTGACCGTATGATGTTTTGTCAATACCAAGCATCTCGTACACATCGTTTAAGAAGAGGTAGCCCTGTTCCTCAAGACGATCATTAGCGAATCTCTGCTGCTGTTTCAAGAACATAAGATTGAATTCCGGATTTTTTGTCCATCCACGACAAGTCTCGTCAAAGAACTTAGCGTAATCACTATAGCTATCAACATCGCATACATCCACGTTCTTTTTAATTTTCTTTTCTTTACCTGTCTTTTCGTCAACAACGGTTTCTTCTACTTCCTGCTTATGAATGTTGTATCTAAGCTCACGGTCAAGCTCATGACCGAAACGTTCAACAACTCTTCCACGATAATCATTGAAATTCTTATTCACCACTTCATAAGCTGCAGCAATTGCTACGTTACGTTTCTTGAGAATATTGTGACCGGCAAGAATAGCTGTGATTGATAATGTTCCAAGTGCTATGGCTGGAGCATACAGTTTAAGAAGAGCAAGTCCTTTCTGTGTATACATGATAGTCAAATCTTTCTGATAATCTTTCTCTGTATACTTCTCGGAATACCCGTTTTCTTCAACATACTGTTTCGTCTTTGCGATATGTTCTGTGTTCTCTGCTAACACCTCATCAATTTTAGTTGTAGCTTTACATGCCATAACTGTAGTAACAATTGTTCCGCCAACTCCTGCAACTACAAGGATCTCTGGAGCACGTTTTTTCATTTTGAAGGCAAGACCGTTAAGAGATCTGCTCAAATTTGCTGGTAATTTAATGTTTTTCATATTTTTACATCCTTTCTCAAATAAATTCTTTTACTTTATGTCCAGCTGCTTTTACGAACTGCACGACTGGAACTTCTAATTCTTCTAAATCAGATAACATTATGTATTCCCATTCCCATTCGAAAATATTGCAGTATCCATATAGCAGCCAATCTCCGTTTTCCTGCTCTTCACCCTCAGTAATAATCCATGTTCCAGGACCTTCTAAGTTAAAGAACATAGCTACGATTTCTGCGTTTATACCTTTCCCATCTTGTGAATCTAATGGGAACTTCTTAAAACGGTTTCGCAGCTCGTAAGTCATAAGTTTACTCATAATGCTACCTCCATTTTGAATTAATCAATCGGCATAGCTTTCGGTAACCGGATATAGAATCCGTCTCTACCTCTGATTACCTCTGCTGTTCTGAGATTAAACCAACCGTATTTACGAGCTGTAAACGGCGCTTGTAATCCTGCCAGGTCATACATGTCTGCTACTGTTACAAGACCAAATCCACGATCCCCATCTACAAGGTCCCGCATCTGATCAAGTACAAGTTCTGCATCACCACGAGAATCGAACGAAATATCGTCGTAATCGAATCGTCCAGCCATGTTTGCAGTCTTACGCGGTCTGTCGTTTCGATCGTCATAATAACTACGATATGGAGTTCTTCCATCGCTGCGACGCTTACCACCTTTTTCACCAAATAAGATCATTTCAACGACATCTACTACTGCTTTCTTAAACGTAGGAATAAGCACGTCCATAAGTACATAATTACCAACATTAGAAGCGTCATCTGAAACGATAAGCCCAGCAAATTTACGAACCTCATTCGGCTTGGTTTTGGCAGTACCAGTAATGATTTTATCTACCTTTTTCTCTTCTTGTTTGCTTTCTGATGTGTTTGTTTTCATTTTATATTCCGCCATTTATCTTCTCCTTAACTAATCATTTTGATTTCTCCAGGTAATGTCACCCTAGATCCAGGAAGTCTATTGTTCTGTTTCTTAAATTGATATGAGAGGTTACTCTTAGCTTTCTTAGCTGTTGGAGCCATAGTTTCGCCACGCCATTTTGAAGCCACCACTGTATCGAACAATAACACTGGTCCTTCATAAAAATACTTGTGCATCGATTCACCTCCCTTCAAAAGAAAAAGAGAAGACCGAGTATTTCTACCCAGGTCTCCTCCTGTGAACTTAATTATTTAGTTTCTTCTGGTTCTTTATCAATGACTTCCACGTCCTCTTCTGGAACGTCAATGACCTCAGATTCTTCCTCCGGAACATCGATGAAACCGATATGAAAACGTCTTTTCTTTTTCTTCGGCTTCTCTTCTTTGGTCACCTGCTCATCTTTGTGTTTCTTAATCTTGTTGGATACTGCTTTATACGCAGTTACACCACCTAAAACTAAAGCTCCACTGATAATGACTCCAAGTCCGAGACCGGATCTCTTTTCATCATTTTCTACCGTCTCATCGAAAGTTTCCATTGGCATTGTCTCCTCTGTCATTTCCATCTCTTCATTTCTTGTTTCTTCCATTTTAATATCCTCCTTATACTAACTTGTTATCAAGTTCTCATAACACCACATGTATTTTTCGCGAATTAACAAAGATTATCAAATCCGTATGTTGGTCTAGCCATAAAATCAACAACTATATACGCTTTACCATCGATAACCGTGGCTTCACTTAAGTCAATTTCAATGTCGTCTTTATCAATACGCCAGCCGATATCATCACTTACTCCTGTATGAGGAACACCTATTTCGTCATAGAACTGTGACAAGGATATATACATTTCACTCATCATAGCTTTATTAAGTCTATTAACAGCCGCATCCAGATCATTCTTACTGGACTTAAATGGCTGATTACTCATCGCATCGATAAACCAAGTGTCAGTGTCTCCGTTCACAATAATCTGGGTTTTCTTCTCATCAGATGCGATATCTTTAACTTTATCTTCTGCAATCTTCTGTTTAATTTCTTTTACTTTTTTCTCTGAAACAACTTCTTTTGTCTTGTCTTTCAATTCTGAATAAGCTGTCTCAGAAATCTTGTACGCGGAATATAATGCTGCATGTCTACGTGAATGTACAGAATTAGCCCCAATCAAACATGCTGCAGACGCCCCAGTAAGAAGCGCTACAGGAAGATACTGTTTCCAAGTAACTTTAACAACCTCTACAGGTTTAAGCTCTTCAACTTTCTGTTCTTTTTTTTCTTCTTCGATTAACTGTAGTGCTTTTGGCGTGACTTTAATCCCAACAACTACTGCTGTACACATACCCGCAATACCAAGCCCCGTAAGAATTTCAGGACTACGTTTTTCTACTTTTTTCCATACCATTTTGAAACTACGTTTAATGCTTTCTTTACTCATTTTAAATATCTCCTTTTAATATTTTGCAAAAGAAAAGAGCCTAAGTCATTTTGACCCAAGCTCCCTGCTAATATTATTCTTCTTCTGAAGATTTTTGTCTCTCTTCAAGAATATCTGCTGCTCTTTGTGCAACTTCCTCATTCTGATCTTTGGCTAACAGAATGCTTACTACAAAGCTCCCTGCTCCACAAACCGCCGAAACTACCGTCAGCAGTGCTTTCTTGTTAATTTTCATTTTTGTCTCCTCCTTAAATAATATTTCATAACAGTCTTCGTTCCTTTCGCGAATCTGTCGTATAAAAATAGCACATAGTTCTGTCACCTACGTACTAAAATAAAAAGAGAATACTGTGTAGCTAGCCATTAAACTGCCAGTCCTATTTCATGACTAATGGATAGGTTCTAGACACCCAGAGCCATTAGTCATTTAATAGTTCATTCTCTCATAATAGCCCTTGTAATTTTCGCGAAAGAACAAGAGCCTATGTCATTTTGACCTACGCCCTCGTCTACAGATTTACTGTTTTTCGAGTTTTTTAATTTTTCTTCCGGCTGCAAAAAGGCTTATAAGCATTAACGGATATACGATTACTGCCCCATCAATGGCTCCACTTAAAAAAGCTGCTGCTGTTGCTTTTACCCTTTTAAGTTTACTTTCATCGTCACAGTTATCATAATAATAATCATTTAACACTTCTTGCATCTTAGTTGCTAATTCCATATTCAATTCCTCCTTAATTAACATTTAATCTGTTTCATAAAGGGGTATGTAATTTTCGCGTCTATTAGTATTCTTCATTAAGTGCTTCTTCAGTTGGCATAAATGCAGTCTCAATGATATAACATTCAAGTCCATCATCCATCGTTACTTTTCTATGATTAAAGTCAATCCAAAGAGTTTCATCATAGCACATATTCCAACCTACTTTCTCACCATTAGGTGTCGGATCTAGTCCGAGATACTTGTAGAACTCATTAAGACATACACAACCACCTTCAGTAACAAAAATACGATTCAGATGATACTCTGCCTGCAATACCTGTTCTAACGGAGCGTTAAAATATCGTCTACCGTATGCATCATAAAATAGTTTAGGTTCGCTATAATCGTCTTCTAAATATTGAGAATAGCATCCAAAACCGCTCTGAACATAAGGATATACTTCATGTGCATCTTCAACAGCAAGTGCTTCGACTACTTTCTCATGTGCATCCATTCCATACAACTCAATAACTTTCTGACGATACTGCCTGTAGCTCTGTTCAATAAAAGCATATCCGCTTGCTAATGATGCCTGCTGTTTCTGTGATAATATGTTAGCTCCAAATATACATACAATCGTAGCCACTCCACATGCTACTGACGGGAAATATGCTGGTGTTATAGTCTTTACAACTTCCCATTTTGAAAGTTTCGCACCTTTCTCTTTTTCAGCTTCGTCCATTAGTTTTAAAGCTTTTGGTGTTTCCCGTACTGCCATTACTGAAGTTGCAATAACACCAACTCCGCCTAAACAGGTAAGAATAATAGAAGCTGTATTCTTGCTAAATTTTGATTTTTTCATACCGTTGTTCTCCTTTCTTTACTCAATTAATTTATCTATTTTGTATAAAACTGCCTCGCTAATATCACCTTCAAGACTGATGTTGAAAGCAATACGTTTATCAACAGTTTCGATACCTAGTTCCTTAATACGTATATTTGGTTTATGTCCAGTTGATTTATATATAGCATTAGAAATCAGCTTACTGACAATACCACGCATCACCCTGCTGTGTAACTTGATTCTCATCTCATCCATGTCCTACCTCTACTAAAAAGAAAAGAGTCCAAGACGTTTTAGACCCGAACTCTTTCACCTTAATATTAACAGTTGTTACTAATGTCTTCTTCTAACTATTTCGGCTGCTCGTTTGGCTATAGCTTCATTTTGCGCTTTGTTAAGTAGTAGGTTTACTACAAAACTTGCTGTTCCAAATACAGCTGAAAGTCCATTGAGTGCTATAGTTTTGTCGATTTTCATATCATAGTACCTCCTTAAAATATTTCATAACATCCCATGTATTTTTCGCGACTCAGATTATACGTCTATCAAAACTTGTTTCCCATCGTTCTCTGGGTATAGGCTTCATTTTCAATGCCCACATAATCTGCCGTATCGATACTGTAGGGTATAGACCGTTTGCTGATATTCCACCACGATCGTTAAAGAATTGTCGAAACCTCTCGTGTAAATACAGCTCATCCACAAGCCACGAATCTATCTCGCCCCACCAAGTTCTTTTAGTAACAGGATCATAACGCTGTTGGATAACAGCTAACCCGTCATCACCTATTCTATATAAAGTACATTTTCTATAAACCGGGTGATTACATTCGTAAATGATTCCGTACGAGGCACGATATATCCCCGGCTTTTCGTAATGATATCTCATTGCTACTCCCTAAGAAAAAGAAGAGTCCTAGATTTTTCTAAAACCCCTCCATTTTGATTTGTGAACTATTTAATTACTTTTTTCTCTTTGGGAGAATATCAGTAATTGCAGCACGTGTCCACACATTCTTGAAGACTCCTTCTTCCTCATACTTCGCGGCAGCTTTTACACCCCAAACCGGGATCATGATGCCACATGCAACGACCTGAACACCTGTCAAAATATTCTTAATAAGTGCGTCACGTTTATCGTGTTTTAACTGTTCTTCTTTCAAAGCGTGTTCAGCCTCTTTCAAAGCGTTCTCTGCTTCTTTGCTGTCATACTTCTCCCGAATCTCAGCTTCTAAACGATCCATAGCGTTATACTTATCAAGAAGTTTTGCTAAAGCTTCCGTAGCTGTCTCGTGTTTCTCTGATCCGACTTCAAGATGACTAATCTCCTCGATTGTACTTTGAATTTCCTCTTCTAATAATGTTTTCGTACTCATACTGTACTCCTTTCTTGAATCATAATTTACTAGTTCCATAAAAGCAGATGTTATTCTCGCGTAAGTATAATTTCATGTAGCAATTCTAAGTCCTGGTCGGTTGGAATACGTACATTAACAGTGGCAAGATCTGGTTGATCCTCCATGACAACTACTTTGAAATATCCGTGTCCGGTCTTATGTTTTCTGACAGTTAAACCAACGCACATTCCAATTACGATACCAAGTACCATCATTGATATGTAAATCATTTAATTACACCTCCTTTCAAAAAAGAAAAAAATAATAGAGTACGGAATCGAACCGCCTCGATACTACATGTATCCCACGTCTATTATTTGTAAACAATGACTTCAGGGACAGCCCAACCAAAACTGTTGCCCGGTGGGGTGCATCTTTTATTAAGTTATTACTTGGCGCACCGCCTTCGTGTCTCACCGCTGGATTTCCACCAGCATCTATCCATTGTTTCTCATAATATACCGTGTAATTTTCGCGAATTGTTTTCTCAAAAATCCGACCGGGGGAAATTTTCACATTCGAAATATAACATTGATTCTAGTCACCCCCGTACGAAATTCTAATCTAGGTTAGAAACCATTTTGAAATTAGTAACTGTATATGTTATACTGATAAGACAAACCATAAGGAGGTAACTATTATGACAAATGCAGAAGCTTTAACTTTCATTGAAACATTCGAGGATATCGGCGATATATGGACCGTCGAACAAGTTATGGATGTGTATGGCGATACATCATTGGTCGATGCCATTGCAGATCGTAAGGTATCTTTAAGCCATCTCGTAGACATTGCGGACACAGTATTGAATAGGTAAAAAGAAAAGAGCCTGAGAATATCCCAGACTCAATTCTGTTAAGCTATTAAGGACGTTACTTTAATGCGTTGAGCAGTAACATTTCAAAGAATGCTCTATCTTTAAACATACTTATAAGTCTTGCTTCATCCGCTTCGTTCAGGTTCATACTCTTAATTTTTTTAACCTGTTCGTTATCAAGCGTAAACACAAGCTTCTTAAGATCGTTTTTAGAAGCACTCTTTATGTTTTTTAAATATTTACTGTAATCCATTATATTCACTCCTTTCTAGTTTTTTCATAATACCCCATGTAAATATCGCGTTTAAGGAGGTAACTGTTATGACGTTTGATTTCTGTACAACAGATGAGGAAATTATCAATTCTTTCCGCAACAACATACCGGTGTGCGATTGCGGCTATCAGATGATTGAAGATGACCCACGAGATACCTACATCTGTCCTAGCTGTGGGTATGAAGTACGCCGAGATGACTATGACCGTACTCACCCCTACATCGACATAATCAAAGACGAGTGTGCGACTTGGTTTGATTTTCATGATGAGGAATATGGCGAGATTTACGGTGCATATGACTCCGAAGTACCACCTGGTCGTTGTACTTATTGTGGCGACTGTAATAATCCAGATTATCCTATCTGTTTGCCAACCCTGTGAGGTGATAGCTAACCTCTAGCTTTGTTCAACAGCCAAAAGAAGCGTCTATACCGGTCATAATATACATCCTTACAGCAAGGTATGTCATAGTTAACTCTCAATAAATCATATGACATGTTTTCTGTAACTCCTATCACTATATATTCCGATAAAGTACAGTCTGCTTCTTTTGCTGTTTTTTCCACCATATCCATTCGATCTGAATAAAAACCCCTCGCGATAGCTATTCTCTCAGTAGGACTTGACGCGTTGTACTTATTGCTACTAAATGCGAAGTCTGATACTCTGCCGTATAACCCACCTAACGAATTATAAGCTTGTTTCCATATAGGATACTGCAGGCAAAAATGTTTGAGTTCATAATACCTGTGCTTTTCAATCCAATATGGATTCTTCTTTGATAGTTCTGGTCTAATTGTTGTTCCCATTTTGAATCTCATCTCCTTTCACTGAAGATGATAACTTTTATACCGTATTTTGTTAAAGCAAAGTAGGTGGGAAACGTAGGCGATGCCATCTACTCATAGTAGTCTCACTTGGATAATCTTCAAATCCGAGTGTTTCGGGCGTGATCCATCCATTTGCTACACCAATTATGATTTCTCTTTCGTAATGCAAGTACGGCAAAAACTCTTTCATTAATTCTCTATGTATCTTGTGACATTGTGTACATCGCATACGTCTTATCTTGATTATACGCTTATTACCTTCTTTTCCTTTCACTATTCTATGTACATGATCGTAGTATTTTAATTCTCCCGAACATACCGGGCATGATATTTCGCCTTTGTATATCATTATTTCCACTCCTTTCCAGTATATCCATATAATGGTATTCGAAAGCGTTTTTATGATTCAATAGTGAAATACTGGTAAAGCTGGAAATAAGTGGAAATTTAAAAAGAGTACTCAACATATAGTTAAATACTCAATTAATATACAATATCATGTGGGGTGTATGGTTTCCTATTATTGAATGTTACACATGCATCGTTTGCGCTTGCGACAGAAATGCATTTTAGCAGCGTACCTACCGTCTGCATCTCTCCAGGTTCCAGGAATACTTGAGATCCTCCCATAGAAGCTGCATACTCGGAAGTTGACACTTCATCATCAAGTGATATAGTTCCATTTTCTAATGCATCAAAGATTAACAGCATTGTCATGATCTTTGTAACACTTGCTGGTGGCCGTGCAGTATCTGCATCTTTTTCAAATAAAACCGTTCCCGTAGACATTTCCATAAGAATACCAGACGGCGCACTTATTTCTACTTCTTCCGCGTGGACTACACTTGTCGGAAATGTAATCCTATACAGCAGAAAAACACTCAGCAGAATCACTGTAAAACCTTTCTTCATCTGCAATTCCCCCATGGACTATTCTTTTACCAGTATAGTAGCGATGGAGGGGAAATATGTCTGGAGAGAATTGACTTTTCAATTTTACAGGCGTATAGTAGAAGTACTGTCCATTTTCTATGATTTCAGAAAAATGGAATCTAATATTAGGAGGTCAAAATGAGCTCACGCACTTATTACGATATCTTAGGTGTATCCAGAGATGCGACTCTGGAAGAAATTACTTCAGCGAAAAATGCATTGGCTAAGGTCTACCATCCGGATGCCAATATGCATAAAGATATAGATACAACTGCTTTTATGCAGGAGATTCTGGAAGCCTACCGGGTTCTTTCCAATCCGGCGAAAAGAAAAGCTTATAATCTGGAAATTTTTGGAGTTACAGACCGTGTTTTTAAGACATTTAAACTTACACCAGAAGATGAGAAAGAGTCCGTTTCTTTCGTGACTTACTGGAATGCCGCAGTGCAGCTCCAGGATATCATTGACCAAAGTGTTCGTGTAATAGAACGTGCTTCCAGGACAAAGACACTCTCTCAAAAATTAATGAAAAAGCTTGGAAAAAATGATCCGGATGAGATGCACCGTGAACGCCAGCTCAGCCGCCTTTCCATGCAGGCAATGCGTCAGATTACCACATTGAAAATGGCAGGAATTCCAAGCGAATACTGGAATATAGATGCCATGAACTGGGTACTGGTCCGTTGGGGACAAAGACAGGATACAGATTTCCGAAATTTGTTCAAACGATATGATATCTACGTGGAGAAACACTATTCCGTTTCTGAGAAGAAAAAACTGCATGCATATAAACGTCAGTTCCATCACAATTTGAAAAAGCTTCTTTCCTATGCATTGGAGGCATAAGAGACAGGGAGAAATATTTCCAGTATATTTATTAGAAGAATGAGGTACATCATGAAAATAAGAGTAGCATTTGTATGTTGGGGGAATATTTGCAGATCAACTTTAAGCGAAAGCGTGTTTACCTATAAGGTAAAAGAAAAAGGGTTGAGTGATCAGTTTGTAATAGACAGTTTTGCGACAAGCACAGAAGAAATCGGGAATCCACCGCATAGAGGTACAGTAAACAAACTAAAAGAAGTTGGAATTCCTTTAGTACCACATCGTGCAAAACAGATTACATTTTCCGATTATGATAATTTCGATTATATCATAGGTATGGATTCGATTAATATAAAATATCTTAACCGCATGCTTAAAGGTGATCCGGATGGTAAAGTTTCTAAACTTTTAGATTACACATCACGTAAAGGCGCTGATATCGCAGATCCCTGGTATACTGGGAATTTTGATGCAACTTACAGAGATGTAAATGAAGGATGCGACGCTTTATTGGCTTATATTTTAGAGCAAAAATAATCGAGGGGGCAGATTTGCTCCCTCTTATCTATTTCATTATTATTTAATGTCTAATCCAAATCTGTAAATCTCACTGATCCTGGCCTGTGCCTGTTCAGATTCTTTTTTCTTGATAAGCTCGTTACGGTCACTTAAAATAGCAAGCATTTCATCCACAACTTCTACATCCGGCAAATCAGAATAATGGGATAAATATCCGATCATCCTTGTTGCTGTATAATCGGTATTCAGATTTCTGGTGACAAGATCACATAAATTCTCCGGGTAACCTCGTTCCATCATCAGATTGTAGAGCTGCATGCTGATTTCTGTTCTTGGTTTCATGGGTGTTCTCCTTTGTAAAATCAAAAGTCCCAGCAGGGAGCGTATTGTTGAAAGGTGTATTGGGTTTTCTTTATCTTATATGCTTACAATTCTTTACGGCCTTTCTAGAAAGGAATATATTGCCGTGGCAGATGAAAAGTACTTTTATCATTGTTGCATAACCTCGCATTTCTTAGTTTTTCTTGATATTTCGGGCTTTGTAAGCTTCTGTAAATTTTTGCTTTCTGGCATAACCTGGTTTATTTTCGCATAATATCGTCAGC